GGTTGAAGAAGAACGGTTCCAATGTTGCTGATTCTGACAGCACTTGGAGTGTTGTGGAGTCGCATGGTGGTACTCATGGTCGTGCTATCGGCACGGTTAACTATGTTGTAAAACTTGCTGCTAATGATTACCTGGAGTTGGCTTGGCAAGCCACTAGCACGGATGTTTCGTTGCAGTATCTTCCTGCGTCTTCTCCTGCGCCTGCGATTCCGTCAATTATTTTGACTGCTACTCAGGTGATGTATACGCAACTTGGTCCTACTGGTGCTACTGGTGCTACGGGTCCTACTGGTGCTACAGGTGCTACTGGTGCGATAGGGCCGACTGGTCCAACTGGTGCTACAGGGGCTACTGGAGACATTGGGCCAACGGGTCCTACGGGAGCGACAGGATTGACAGGTGCTACAGGTCCCACGGGTGCAACGGGTCCCACGGGTGCAACGGGCGCTATCGGACCTACGGGACCGACTGGTGCTACGGGCGCTACGGGTGCTACAGGTGCAACAGGCGCGACAGGTCCGACAGGTCCTACAGGTCCTACTGGTCCTGCCGTTTCTTTGTCATGGACTTCCTACACCCCGACCTTTACTAACATCGCTAAAGGCAACGCAACAACTTGGGTAACAGAATACTGTTCGCTTGGGGCTGTCGGTTTTGTTAGGGCAAACCTTGTATTTGGTTCTACCTCATCCGTATCGGGCGACATTCAAATTGACTTGCCTTCAGGTTGGACCGCAGCCAACATTGTTGCTGGTACGGTTGTTGCTCAAGCAGGTGGCACAATCTACTACATGACGGTTCGCACAAGCGTTGCTGGTACTGTTTTGAATGTTCGAGCAAATAACGCTTCAGGAACATACCTAACCAACACAAACGCTTCCTCGACCATTCCTGGCACTTGGACAACGAACGACTACATTCGGTTTATAATTGCGATTCCCCTCTAACACTAATGTGCCATGAAAGTTGCCGTTTATACAATCGCCAAGAACGAAGAACCATTCGTTGACCGTTGGGCAGAATCCTGCGCCGAAGCCGACTACCGCTTAATCGTAGACACAGGCTCAACCGACAACACCCTGGCTAAAGCCTACGAAAACGGTGTAGACACAGCCGAAATTGTTATCAACCCGTGGCGATTCGATGATGCCCGTAACGCAGCACTAGCACTACTACCAGCAGACATCGACTACTGCATCGCCCTAGACATGGATGAAATACTGCTACCAGGTTGGCGAGCGCACCTCGAAAAAATGTATGACGAACAAGTGACCCGCCCCCGCTACAAATACACCTGGTCATGGAAACCTAACGGCCAACCAGACCTACAGTACGGTGGCGACAAAATCCATACACGGTTCGGATACCGTTGGAAACATCAAGTCCACGAAACCTTAACCCCAACCGACACAGAAAAACAAGGATGGTGCGACCTAGAAATCCACCACCACCCAGATAACACAAAAAGCCGTGGACAGTATTACCATCTTCTTGCCAAAGCAGTAGCAGAACACCCAACCGATGACCGCATCGCGTTCTACTATGCCCGTGAATTGTTTTATAAAAACCAAAACGGGGAAGCGTTACTAGAATTCCAACGCTACCTTTCCCTGCCTTCCGCAACATGGGGACCAGAACGAGCAGCCGCATACAGAATGATGGCCAAATGCGACATCGGCAACATGGAACGCCTACTCAAAATGGCTGTGCTAGAAGCACCAGACAGGCGAGAAGCCTGGTTCGACCTGGCTCAATACCATTATGAACATCAACAATGGAGAGGCTGCTACATGGCAGCAACAACTTGCCTATCTGTCACCGATATGCCGTTGGAATATTTATGCGAAGCACAAGCCTGGGGAGCCAGCCCACATGACCTGGCAGCAATATCGGCACATCACCTGGGTTTGCATAAAGAAGCCGCACAACATGGGACCAACGCCCTGAACCTAGAACCAGACAACGAACGCCTTAAAGCGAACCTCAGTTTCTATGCCGATGCTATTGCTACAATCTAATAGACCGCAGGAGAACAGATGTCAACAGTAGCAACAGTTATTAACAGAACTCAACGGCAACTGCTGTCGGGTCAAGTGGAAGAAAAAAACAAACTAAGTGGAGCAATTAACACAACCGCCACCAGTCTTGCCACCCTCTACGACCTTAACGGGTTACGCCCAGGTACCGTATTTGAAATAGATTCCGAAATGTTTTATGTTTGGGAATCATCAGTGTCCTCTAAAACCCTTACTGTGGAACGAGGCTGGAACGGAACAACTGCCGCATCCCACGCCAACAACGCAATCATCACAGTCAGCCCCCGTTTCCCACGCGCTCAAATCCTAGAAGCCATCAACGACGAAATCGCAGACCTATCCAGCCCCGTTAATGGCCTATACCAGATGAAAATTGTGGACACCACATACAACGGCACCGACCCGATGATTAACCTGCCAGCGTTCGGAACCGTTATCGACCTTTACGATGTCCGTCTACGGTACACAAACGACGACTACCCGCTAATCCGCAAGGTTCAACTCATCCGTGACCTACCCACCTCAGATTTCCCATCAAGTTACGCCATCAAATTCAACCAACGCTCACGCTCAGGTGACCTACGGGTAACTTACAAAGCCCCATTCGCCCCAATCTGTTACGAAGCCGACAACCTTCAACAAGTTGCAGGTATCCCAACCAGTGTTGAAGACATCGTAGCCTTGGGCGCACAAATCCGTTTAATGTCCCCAAGAGAAATCCGTCGCAACTTTATCGACACCCAGGGCGACACTCGCCGTTCTGAAGAAGTACCCGCAGGAGCAATCGGTAACAGCATCACCAACCTGCTGCGTTTACGCCGTGACCGCATCACCGCCGAAGCGATGAAACTCGCCAAACAATACCCCACCTTCCTAGCAAGGGACTAACTAATGGCATCACTTGTCAGGTTCACAACCCCCTACACGGGTGGCCCCACCTTCTTTACGGGTACTGGCACATCCAACCTTGTGCCAGATGTTTTCCCTGTTGCTATCAACGGCAGACCGTACATGATAGATATGCGTTCAGGACAGTTTCGTTCCGCACATGAACCCCGTATCCGTGACAGCGTGGACCAGTCAACTGAACCTGGCGAGGCAGCAATCAACCCTGGTGGTCTGTGGCGTAGGTCACAGTCATCTTGGCATTATGGTGCTGGGCAAGCATACGGTGATAACGCAGATGCACAGCCGTACAGATTTTATGCAAGCCGCGGCATCGACCCGTGGACCAAAGGCCAACTGTCTTTGTTGAACGACACCAAGGTTTCGTTGTCAACATCCAACACGAACCTGTACATGGCACAAAACGGCACAGAACTATATGTTGCTGACGGTACAGCAATCAAATACACAACCAACCCATATGCGTCTAGCCCAACCTGGACAACAGTATCTTCAACATCTGCCACCGCTGCCCGTTCAATGGCTTCTGACGGTGTAAACATTTACACAACCCACGCTGGCACAACAAATGTTTACGGTTTGTGGAAAGTAAACACAGCCCACACAGCATCCAATGTTGCATACGGTTATGAACTAGGTGCTGTCGGCTACGCCAAAGGTGTTTTGTTGGTAGCAGGAGCAGGAACCGACAGCGCAAAACTATGGACCAACCCATCAGGTGCGCTATCAACACCTTTCTTCACTCACCCCAACGCGGAGTGGACATGGACAGGATTCGCAGGTGGATACAACGCTATCTACGCATCAGGATATGCAGGCAAAACAAGTTCTATCTACAAAATCACCATCCAAGACAACGCAACTCTCAACACCCCAGTAGTAGCACTAGACCTACCCACAGGGGAAACAGTTGAAACAATCCACGGATACCTAGGTTTCATCCTCATAGGAACAAACAAAGGAATTCGATACGCCACCGCAGACAACTCAGGCAGCCTCACAGTAGGTGCTTTAATCCCTACCGCTGGCACCGTTCGCACAATAGCCACCGATGGAAGATACGCCTGGTTCGGCTGGTCAGCCTACGAAACAGGTGTGACAGGTTTGGGCCGTTTAGATTTGGCAGAGTTCACCGCACCAAATACCCCAGCCTACGCATCAGACCTCATGTATACGCTTTCAGCAAACAATGTGCTGTCAGTTGCATCGTTCAACAACAAACGAATCTTCACTGTATCGGCTGTTGGTGTTGTAGCAGAAGACTCAGATAACAAAGTTGAGTCAGGATACATCGACACAGGGTTATTCACCTGGGACATCCCAGACCGCAAGTTCGTAGCCAAATTCGACATCCGTACCCGCCCCTTGGCAGGCTCAGTGAACGCCGCAATCGCAATCGACAACGGTTCCTTTACAACACTAGGAACAATGTCCACCGCTAACGACACTGAAGAAACTTTCGACGGGCGAGAAGAAAAACTTATCGAAGGCAAATTCAAACTTACCCTGACCCGCAGCGCCACCTCAAACAGCGCAGGCCCCACCGTTACCCGTTGGACAGCCCGTGCCTACGCCGCACCAGTAAGGTCCCGATTCTTTGTGGTGCCACTTCTACTTCATAAAACAGTCACCATCCGCAACCGTGACTACTTCTTCGATGTTCAAGCCGAACGCGATTTCCTTCATTCCTGCATCGACGATGCCCGTGTCATCTCATACCAGGAAGGCAACCGTTCCTACTCTGTTACACTAGAAGACCAGGAATGGACCCCAGTTGACTGCAAAGATTTTGAATGGGACTGGGAAGGCACCATGACGGTTACACTTAGAAGCATTACTGAATAGGAGTAGGAAAGATGGCTAAGACACGCAGGGCATATAGCGGCAACGCAGCCTCTACCACGCTCGCCTCTGGCATTTCGTCTGGAGATACAACCATCACCATCAGTGCCGCAACAGGCTGGCCTTCAGGTGCGCCGTTCTATGTAGTTATTGACCCAGGTACCGCTTCTGAAGAAAAAGTTCTTGTTACCCGTTCATCCACCACCCTGACCGTATCTGGTTCCCGTGGCGCAGATGACACCTCTAATTCTTCACATTCGGCTGGTGCCGTTATCTATCCAGTATTTACCGCTGTTGACGCAAACGAAGCCAACCTGCTGGCATCAACCCTCACCACCCAAGGTGACCTACTTACACACGGCGCATCCGACTTTGCCCGTGTTGCTATCGGCACAGCAGGTCAAGTTCTTAAAGTGAACTCTGGTGCTACTGCCCCTGAATGGGGTCAGGTTGCTACCGCTGGTATTGCTGATTCGGCTGTGACTTCAGCGAAAATTGCTGACGGTACGATTGTTGCTGGCGATATTGCTGATGGCGCTATTACTTCTGCAAAGATTCTTGACGGCACTATTGCTACTGGGGACCTTGCTGATAGTGCTGTCACTTCAGCGAAGATTGCTGATGGAACTATTGTTGAGGGGGACCTTGCTGACGGGGCTGTGACCTCAGCCAAGATTGCTGACGGAACCATTGTCGACGGGGACATCAACGCTTCAGCGGCTATTGCCCTTTCTAAGTTGGCGATAGGTGCGCTACCAACAGCAATTACTGTTGCTTCTGCAAACCTTGTAGACGGCACAATAGTCAATGCTGACATTAACGCATCTGCCGCTATCGCCCTCAGCAAACTAGCAACAGGCTCGCTACCTTCGGGTATAACCGTGTCCACATCGAACATTGTCAATGGCACTATAACCAGCGATGACATAAGTGGGACAGCGCCGATTGTTGCCACCAAACTCGAAGGCAATATGTTCCGTTTAACAAAAAGTGCGGCGCAATCCATTTCTAATGCAACAGACACAGAACTCACATGGGCTTACACCGAAGCCGTAGGTACACCAGCGTTCTCGCTGACCTCTAGCAAATATGTTGAGGTTCCTGCTGATGGTATTTACGCTATTTCTGCTGGCGTAACATTCGGAGCCAATGCAACAGGCTTCCGCAGAATCCGCATTTGGAATGTTGCTATCAACACAATCCTTGCCGAAACATCCATGTCTGGTTTTACTGGTGGGGATAATGTTCTTAACTGTTCCACAATAGCCCAAGTTGATTTAGGCGTACAAATATATGTTGAGGTATATCAAAACTCAACGGGCGCACTCAACGCCAAGGCAGACACAAGCACATTCTTTGCTGTTTCCTTGCTAGGAAAACTGTAATGTCATCTCAAGCAATCGCCGTTAAGTTCGCAGCCAATCTTACGACAGTAGCACTAGGCGTAATCTCCACAGCGTTCATCTTCGATGTCTCCACCTGGGTCACAGCAGGAACAACCCTCGTCATGTACCTAATCGCAGTCGCAAACAACCTCGCCAACTCTGCGATGGATGGCCGACTCACCACAGAAGAAGTAGCCAAAGCGGTGGAAGGCGGCTGATGTGGGCATCGTCGCACCAGGCCACCCGTACAAACGGCTAGTAGTACCACAGCGTTTAGAACAATACGGCAACGGCAAACTACCCGCCAACAAACTAGCCAAACTATCGTGCGGTGGCACAGGCTGGTTCGATATCGAATGGTACGGCGGTTTCGTGTTCGCCTGCAACCTGATGTACGACCACGCCAAGCGTGACGGTATCGAACTGAAAGCAGTGTCAGGTGGTTACCGTTCCTTCGAAGGACAAGAAGCCCTGTTCTATTCCCGTTACTCGCTCACACCAACAGGTCGAGTTCCACAAATAACACGCCAATACAACGGGCGCACCTACTTCCTCAACAAAGGTGCCAGCCCCTCAGCAAGCCCTGGCACAAGTCCTCATGGCTGGGCCTGCGCCCAAGATTTTCTAATCACAGGACCTGTCTACGATTGGTTGTGTCGTAACGCACCCAAGTATGGCATCTTCCTGCAAGGCCCACCTAAATATTTGTGGAAACCAAATCCCGAATATGAGGCATGGCATTGGCAGTTGGCCGACGCAAATAACCCAACCAAACTTGTTAAGCGTGAGTGGGCTAAATTCACAAAAATGTTAGGCATCAACTGATGGTGCCGATAATGATTTCATTGGTGGCAGTCTGCTCATTCCTGTGTCTCTGTTTGGCTTTGCCAGAGGATGACGAATGATACCCGAAGGCATCGCCGTGGCCCTCATCGGCCTGGTCGGTGCTGTCATGGTGGCCTTACTGCAACGGCACCGCCGCGAATCAGGCGAATCCAACGACTTGATGATGCACACCATTAGCCGTATGGATACCAAGTTGGATAGACACGATGAGAAGTTAGACTCCTTGAAGGAAGATTTTCTAAAGCACAAAGCCGAAGACCACTAATACTTGACTTCTTGCCGAAGAACTACAACAATGTAACTACGGCTACAGAAGGGAGTAACAATGTCATTAAAAGACCAGATAGCCTCAAACCAGCCAAGTGTAATTAAACGGTGTGTAGTAGGCAAAATGCTTACCGCCATGACTGACGAAGACCTGGAAGCGTTCAACAGCATCGCCCCTCGTATCGGTCAGGAAGCAGGTTACACATACACTTGGGTACGGGCAGTGTTAGCAAAAGAAGGTTTCCAAGTCGCAGAGAATGTTTTGCGTCGCCACCTGAAAGGTCAGTGCGTATGCCGCTAGACATCACCCCACCACCCGCTACCGATAAGGCAGCCAAACTGGAGAAGTTAGGCAAACTGGTTGACCTGTTCGACAGGCAAGGCATCGACATCAACGAGGTCGGGCAAATCAAACGGGTATCTGTATACCAGTCTCTCACCAAAAATGAGGAAGGCGAAGCAGAAATCCACGACCTGATGGGTGTCCAGTTTTCCCCAGCCTGGGAGACAGGACCTGAATGGCCAGTCATCCAGCAGGGTCCAGCCATCAAACTGCCCCCAGTTAAAGCAACCTCTCAGAAGCCTCAGGATTGGCTCACTGCGGTCATCCTGCCCGATATGCAGATTGGCTACTATCGTCAAGCAGACGGCAACCTAGAGGCCACTCACGACCCCGTGGCGATAGACCTGGCAATAGCCCTCATCAAACAGGTTAAACCCAGCCTTATAGTCATGCACGGAGACAACCTAGACCTACCCGAAATGGGTAAATACAGGCTGTCCCCAGCGTTCCAACGAACCACCCAAGCAGCCATTGACTATGCCACAACCATGAGCGCCCAACTTCGAGCCGCTTCACCCGAAGCCAAAATCTACTGGCTGGCAGGCAACCACGAAGAACGACTGGTCAACTACCTGATAGACAACGCATCAGCCGCTTTCGGTTTGAAACGAGGCAACGCACCAGAATCCTGGCCTGTTCTATCTGTCCCATTCCTATGCCGTTTCGATGAACACAACATCGAATATGTCCCAGGATACCCAGCAGGACAAGTATGGGTGAACCAGAAACTGCGCTGTATCCACGGAAGCAAAGCCAAATCCAACGGCTCCACCGCCCACCAATACCTACAACATGAGAAAACATCCGTACTATACGGCCATGTCCACCGTAGAGAATGGGCAGAACAAACCCGTGAAGATTGGGATGGACCCAAAACCATCCTCGCAGCCTCAGCAGGATGCCTCGCCCGTGTAGATGGGGCTGTCCCCTCAACCAAAGGTGGCATAGACCTAGACGGAAGACCACTCACAGTGACCGAAAACTGGCAACAAGGGCTGGCTGTGGTCACCTACCAAGAAGGGGATTCTCCGTTCCATCTGGAACTTGTCCCCATCCGTGACGGCCAAATGATGTATCGTGGGAAACAGTATGGAAGCATGGCTAATCTGCCCAATATGTGACACAACCTGGCCCGAACGGGAAGCACAACGATGTCTTATCTGCGGGACCCGCGGCGAACGAGACACCGAACCAACCAAGGATAAAACCTATGACGACAGATAACGAATGGGAACTTGTTGCAGTCTCATGGGTGGATGCGTTCGACGGTGACACAGGCTGGACCCCAGTAGATGACTACCAACCTGAACCAACAATGGCATTGAATGTCGGATTCATCTGGCCGAATGTCCTACCAGAACACATCACCCTCGTATCGGGATACATCCACGATGACGAATGGCCACCAGAGATGGTGTCAAATGTTTGCCACATACCTTCAGTAATGATAAAGTCGGTAACAAGGTTGGCATCAACAAAAGAATTCAACCACAAAACTCTGTAACACCTACAGGGTAGAAAGAAGGGAACATGAACAGCGTAATTCACAAACCACCCCACGGTTCTGCCGAATGGTTAGCGGTCCGATGGGAAACAGAAACAGGTGAGAAACGGTTAGCGGCATCAGAGTGTGCAGCCATCTACGGTTTACACCCATACAAAAGCATCTCCGACCTAACAGCAGAACTGTTAGCACCGAAACCGCCAACACCACAAGCACCAACACAAGCGATGGAACGAGGCAACCGCCTGGAAGAACCCATCCGTCAATGGGCTAGCGATATGTACGGTATGCGTATCCAAGTACCAGGACTACTGTACTGCTATGACCAAGAAGCGGCGCACCTTATCGCAACCCTCGATGGCCGAAGCGAAGACCTATCCATCCACGAATTCAAAACCACCACAAACGAATGGACAGGAACTCTGCCACCACACTGGTACTACCAAGGTGTACAACAGGCACTGTGCGCCGACGAAACTCAGGTGCATTGGTGGGTGTTCGACAAGACACAAACCTTGCATCATCACATTCAATATGTGGACTGGGAAACGAAACGCAACCACATTGAAGCAGCGAAAGAATTCCTTATCGCTATCAACCGTGGCCAACTACCCGAAGGTGTGCAATTCGGATACGACCACATGGGAAAGATTTATCCTGAAGCCCACAACGAAACAGTTGAACTCAACGAAAACATCGTTGAACTATTAGACCTACTGGACAAAGCAAAAACCCACAAGACACATTGGGAACAGGAAGAAGACAAAGTGAAAGCACTCATCGCAGAACACTTAGGTGGCGCAACAGTAGGTACCTTGAACGGTGATACTATTGTCACCTGGAAACAACAAACCCGCACTAGCGTGGACACAAAGGGACTTGCTTTAGCCCACCCCGATTTGGTAAAAAGGTTTGAAAAGAACAGCACATTCCGTGTGCTTCGCATAACAAGAAAGGGAAAGTGAAATGGAACATCCGTTATTGAAAGCCCTCAACGATTGGGCAGTACCAGATAAAAAGATTGTCGGCAAACTAGAAAAAGGTGGAGCAAGTCTCGACTTTGTTGGTCATGCTGACATCACCCGAATCCTTATCGAAGTGGACCCGATGTGGACATGGGAACCATGCGACTGGATTGAAGGCAGACCCGCTATTCACATTCATAAAGGAACAGTGAAGCGTGGCGGTTCCAACATGGAAGTTGAAATGGCAACCATGTGGGGTCGCCTCACCATTCACGGCACCACCCGTGTTGCTGTCGGTTCATGTGAAGCACACAAACCAGACCTCGACAAAGAACTTGTATCAGACTTCCTGCGTAACGCCGCTATGCGATTCGGTATCTGTCTGTCACTGTGGACCAAACAAGAATGGGAAGACCTCACCAAACCTGAACCACCAAAACTTGTAGCAAAATCTGACTACGACAAATTTGTTAAAGCCTGCACCGACAAGAACATTGACCCAGATACTTTGCTCACACAAATCGGTAAGCCCTCAAACGAACTAACCGAAGCAGACTTCAACAAACTACGCACACTGTTCAAAGATGCTGTCGCCGCACCAGCCGAACCAACACCAGTAAGTCCAGGTGGTATCAGCAAAGCACAGATACGAGAACTGTCACTTGCACAAGGCAAACTTGGATTAGACCACGATGGCCTGCTGTCGGTAGCGGCCTTCACCACGGGCCGTGACCTGCGTGACATTGTGGAATTGACCACAGAAGAAGCATTGGTTATGATTGACACCTTGAAGCGTGACATCGAAAAGAAAACCACCGATGGTTGACATACTGATTGTGTTTCATGGCCTTGCCCTCATCATCTTTACTGCAACAGTAGTATCAGAACATTTTCGTAATGGTCCAAAGCGATGAGCAAACAACGAGCCAAAGGCACAGCAGCAGAAACAGCAGTCGTGCGCTACCTGCAAGACAACGGATTCATCCACGCTGAACGCCGTGCGCTTCACGGCATCAACGACAAAGGTGACATCACAGGAATCCCAGGTGTAGTTATCGAGGTGAAGAACCACGCCAAACTTACACTCGCAGAATGGGTCAAAGAACTACAACAAGAAATGGTAAACGCAAACGCAGACTTTGGATTTGTTGTCGCCAAAAAGAAAGGCACAACCAACCCAGCAGAATGGTATGCTGTCATGCCACTCGAAATATTGTTGAACGAAATTAAGAAGGACCGAACATGACAACCAAACGGCCACCACGCACCGTTGCTGTACCAAGACAAACACTTGTGAACATCCGTGATGTCATTCGCCATGTCGCATCAGCAGACCCGTGGATACAACAGAAAGTAATCGACGCAGAAGAAGCACTATCAGCGTTACTTAGTAAAAAAGATTAACACCACTAATAGAAGGGACTAACAATGGGAACCGACTACGACACCTGGCTACTCAACATAGTAGAAGGAAACGGTGACGAACCCTGCGAAGAATGTGAAGAAGAAGAATGTGTCTGCGACAACGGCCCAGACGGAGCAGACCTCGCCGAATGGCAGTACAGGGACTGACCTGCTAGGGTACATGAATGGATAACGACTTCATCCTCGACGCAATCTCCGAAGAAATCCCTGGAGTCATAGTCGGCTACACCCTTGTAGTAAACTATGTAGACGACAGAGGTGAAGACCACCTCATCTTTACTGGCCTGGAAAACCAGCGAGCAACATCAACCATCGGCTTACTAACCGCCGCACTAGAACTAGAAAAATCTAAGTTCCGCTTCGATATCTAACATTCACGAAAGGAGTCTCAATGACTCGTTTACGGAAGACCATCTTGCTAACCGTCGCCCTGTTTGCGGCAAGCAACCTAACTGCTGAAGCCCACATAGCAACAGCACCCACCAGTCCAGCACCCAACCCACAAGTTGAAAACCTGGCTGAAACCTACAGAGTTGGCGCACAACTCATTCACATATGGGACCTCATCAACAACCCGTACAAAGAATTCTTAGGGAAACAAATCTTCACCCACAAATTCATGGAAGCGATAGCACAATGCGAAACGAGCCAAGACCCCGCCCACATCGGCAACGCAAGCGAAGCATACGGACCCAATGCCACATTCCGTGGAGCGTTTGGATTCTGGACAACGGCCAACGGGTCGGGAACCTTCGAGTACTACGGTGGCCGCGAACTCACAGGCACATTCTGGGCTAACGAAACAACCTACGACCAACAAAAAGTTATCTACTTACGCAAAACCATATACGGGTACACAACCCAGGCAGGCAAATTCATACCACCAAAAGGCTTGTCAAACAACAACTGCCTGAAGTATGCTGGAGAACCAACTTACGAAATCTATTGGGGGTGACAACGGTGAAAACAGAATGGGAATGTAAATCATGTGGACAAAACATCACTCTTTACATAACACCCTTAGAACCGCCGTCGCACTCCTGCAAGAAAAAAGCAAACAGGCACCTGCCACTAACCAAGAAGGAACAATGAACAACATTCACATCGTAGGTAACATCGGACAAGAACCCGAACTTCGATTCAGCCAAGCAGGCAAAGCCGTACTGTCATTCTCAGTCGGCACCACCATGCTTAAAGGCGCAGACAAAGAAAAAGAAACAACATGGCATGACTGTGTAGCGTTCGGAGCCGAAGCAGAAAACATCGCAGCGTCATGCCCCAAAGGAACCAGAGTTATTGTCATCGGCAGACTGGAAAAAACCAGTTACGAAAAAGATGGCAAGAAAAACTATCGTGTGCAAATCATCGCCAACGAAGTAGGTGTGTCAGTTAAATATGATGTCGCCGTCAGCGAACGAGGCACCCAACCAGCCAAGGGAACGGTGCAATATGGAACAGACGAACCCTTCTGAGGACCCGTATCAACTACCGATACTGTACAAAAAAGCAGGCCCGTGGACTAAACACGCAGCCTGCATAGATGCACCAACCTACTACTTTTTCTCAGACGCAGACACCAAAGACGCATACCGTGAAGGGAGAAAACTATGCGACACCTGCCCCGTACTGTTGGACTGCCGACAATACGCAATCGAAAACTATATAGCACACGGATTATTTGGGGGTATGTCTCCTCGTGAACGCCAACTTGAACGCCGTAAAATTCGACTGGAGACGGGCAAGAGCCTGCCTAGGGGTACCAACAACAGTATTCTTCCCTGAGATTCAAGGGAACAGTGTCGCCGCATGGCGACCAGCCCGTGCGATATGTGCGTCATGTCCCGTGGTGCAACAATGCCGTGCCTACTGTGACGAACAAGAAGCACAACCAGATGTCCTACCGTTCGGTATGTGGGCAGGGGAAACACCAGCGGAACGCAAGTACCGTCGCTACTCCACCCAGTCGTTCGGTACTGCTGTGCATGGTACACGCTCGATGTGGACACGAGGTTGCCGTTGCCAGCCTTGTGTGTCAGCGAACTATCAACGCATTAAGTCTTACAAGAAAGGAACAAAATGAAACGCAAGAAGATGAATTACCTTGACTGGCTACAGTACGGGATGGATAGTGGATGGTGTGGCCCTGCTGTGTGTTACACGCATGACGGTATGCCAGAAACGCCAGCGGAAGAAGAACAATGGTTGAACGGTAATGACCCATGTATCCATATCATCAGACTGTACGAGGATGACATTACACGCCAACAAGTAGAGGACAACCATTCACCTTCTGTGTGGCGCAAACCTTACACCAAGTAATTCTATACAACAGAAACGAACAGTCAGATAACCTTCTAGGTTGTTTCCTTTGATTGCCGATTTCATCTGCCGTCTGCTCGCACACCACGCTTTGTCTTTGGTCACCAGCCGTGTGTGTTTCCTTCGTGGATGATACCCTGCCCAATATCCTATGACCACATCACCATGTTGCCGTACTGCTATGAACAGTATGCGTGGTATTGGTAAGACTGACTTGGGGTATCTTCGGATGGTAACCTCTAAGACTTTACTCAGTCTCCGATTCACATGGTTCCTTCGCAGACTTTCCCCATGGCCTGCTATCACATACTATGCAGACCACATCCCCTTCGTATTCTGCCCAAGTGTGACTGTCGTTCATGTCCGTTTCCCTTCTACCGTTCCACAATAATCGTAACAGTGTCCAAATTAGACCACGCTTTGTGTGCGTATTCCAAGTCTAACTTCAATGTACGCAGTATGGACAATGCGCTATCGTCACAATAGCCACACATAACCCAGTCACCCAATGCTCTTTCTGCTTGCCACAAGGCTTCCTGTAATTTGTTGTAGTTAATATCTATCATTTCTTTTTCCCTTCTTTAATAAAAAGATTCCACGCCAACAAACCTGCTGGAACAAGCGGAACCAATGCCCACGATGACACACCAATCTTGTCATGTGTACCGTTGTCGTACAACATCATCATATAGGTGACCACCACCAACACTACCAACACTGTGCATTTAGCCCTATCCCATTTGCGATAGTCCACCACACGATACTTTCTAATCTTCACCATTCGTTCCCTTCATCATCTACCCAATACAAATCTTTACTGTCACCACGAAAATCATCAACCACAAATCCTTCTATCATCGCAATCAAATCCTCATCGCTGTCACAATCCATACCCAAATCTTTCATGGATTCCCGTACTTGTTCGATGTCATAGGTAACAGTCTTACTCACATTCATATATTTCATGTCTAGTCCTCTAATCCCATAAGAGTTTCAATCCAAGACTCAACGCTATGTGGGTCATCTGCCCATTCCTTCAATGCGTCACCCAGATAATCGGCTTCCATGTAACCTACCGTCATATGTACCGTAGTCATATCAAAGATAGGTGAACCATAATGTTCTGCCGACCATCCGATTAAGTCAAGAAACAAATTAAAAGGTCGTATGTCGTAGTCATAATTCAATGACCATTGAAACAACGCATTAGTTCCCTTAGCCTTGGGATGTTCTTCTTCCAAGAATTCCCAAATAGTTTTAGCCTCAGTAATCATCCTTCATTCCCTTCTACATTCTCTACTTCATAATATGTATTCCATGTACCCTGACTACCGATTAGAAACTCATCGTTGCCACATTGGGATTCACCTATCTTGTGCATAGCCTCATCTTCTGACACTGCCTCTACCTTGTAAGTGTGAAAGATAATTTCTTCTACAACTATCGTATATTTATTCATCCTTCTATCCCTTCTGTAGTTGTATCGTGAAAAGTAATTTGGTCACTTTGGTGCCAAGTCTCACCACCACCAGCGATAGGTGACACCAAATAATCTAGATGGCCGTACCTATACCGTGCGTCACATACCTTCACATCAAATAGTAGTGCTGTTCCCGATACTCTCAGTACGCCTACCTTCCCTACCGTATTTGCTAATTCACTAGCCTTCATCCTTCATTCCCTTCCTTTGTAATTTCTGTAACCTCGAAAAATTGTTCACCATATAGGTCATCGTTTTGTAGTTGTTCATCGGACAAGTTTTGCAACATATCCCAAACCTCATCCTCAGAATTGGCCTCAAACTCATATGTATGGTAGATAGTTTCTGTTGTTTTCACTGTGTACTTACTCATTCGTATACCCTTTCAATATCGTTAGCCTCAAAATATCCATCCTCATATTCGTCACACAATTCCTGAATAATGTGGTCTTCGTCGATATCCATTAGCACACTAATTCCTGTGTTCATCGCTTGCGTGATTAGGTCACCTAACAATTCGGGAATAGATTCCCCTGCCCATTCCCCAGATAAAGGACTGTCATTGACATAGCCTTTATCCTTATCTGCCAAGCCTCCGTCATAGCCTCTATGCCAAGCCTCTAAATAAATTTCCTTCATCGTTGCCATTATTTCCTTCCCTTCACGGGACTACCAAATGTCCCTAGTATTGTTAGTCTTAATTCTTCCATGTATCGGACAGTACCGATAGCCTTTTCCCTTGCGTCTTGTTCCATCGCATAGCACGATAAACACATATCGTTTGGGAAGATAGCCAAACTATCTACCATCGTGCCACAACATGAACACTTAACCTTCTTATCCATTTCTATTTCCCTTCGTAATTGTTCCATGTGGAACATTCCCTTACTGATAACTACTTTACACTACCTAACTAGCCTTGTCAAGTTTATTAGTTAATGTCCTTTCCCGTTCTAGATTCTTCTTGTGCCAAGTCATAGACATCCGATAACGCTTGCCGATATCCTAAATGGTAATCACTCTTAGAATTAAATTGTTCGGCGTGGCGTAGTTGTAAAGTCAGTACCAAGCCTTGTGCATATTTTGGTGCCAGTTTCATTATGTCATTTAAGTATCCGTATGCCATTTCTATTTCCCTTCTAAATAATCCCAATGTAATTTTGTATTCCTAACCTTAATCACGGTATCTGTGTACCCTTTGGAAAACCATTCACCAAAAATTTTTAATGCGTGGTCTAATTCGGAAGTCTCAAATTCCAAGCCTCGTTTCACTACGATTATGAATTCCTTATCCTTAAATATTGTTTCCATTTCTATTTCCCTTTCTAGTTATCCTCTAAAAATATGGCCGTCATCGCTAATCCAATAATCGCCACCATAAAGTAAGTCTCTCCAATAAGCGTCATAGTCAAAATAGTGTCGCAAGTCTTCGTTAATGTTGTATAGGTCATCCACTATCTGATAAGCGAATTCTGCACCATCAGAATATTCACCTACATAATCATCCTCAAAGTTTCCTTTATGTTCTGCCCAGTCTTCTGGGTCATGGATGTTGTCTAGGTATGCCCTAAATGCGTCATAGAGAATCCTCTCCTCGTCGCAATAGTTCTCTAGTTCTTCTAATTGTTGTTGTGTGTATGTCATTATTTTTCCCTTCTAAATTTCCTTCTTACAATTTTCGCATACTTGTGGTGCCATAACCTCGTGGCAACCGTTCCATCCTTCATAAGGTATTTTATAAATTAGGCAATAATTTTGGTGGCATGAATCGCTACAGAAATAGTCTGCGTCGATTATGTTGCCGTCAGTATCTTCTATTAGGCGCATATGTGCGCTTATGTATGTTTCCATTAGTTGTTTCCCTTCTATTTCCCTATCTCGTTAATTGTGGCGATAAATTCCTTAGCCTCATCCTCACCATGCACGAATATGCTACGCCATTTAGTGTTAGCGTCACCTATGTACCTATAGAGAATAAGGTAGTCATCGTGAATGACAGTTACTTCTAATTGTTCTAGCATTGTTTCCCTTCGTTGTAATGTTCCATGTGGAACATAGTCCCTTAGTAGGTCATGAGCCTGCGCCGACTATATCGGACTAAGGGTGAGACTTGTTAGAATCGACAAGCCTCTAAAAATTTATCCATCTGGAAGCGTGGATTATCTTCCTTGAATACTACGGCCAAACAACTAGCCACCCTATCTAAAGTTACTTGGTCACTATTAGCCATGAGACGGACTAACCAAATTTCGGCGGCTATTTTCTCGTAATCTTTCCTAGTCATGTTTCCCTTTCTTGTATTTCCCTTACCCTTTGACCTTACTAAACCTAACTACCCTTGTCAAGTCAATTCGCAAGATTCCTAGAATTTCTTCTAGCCCTTCTCACTCACTCAACCTTACCTAATCTACTTTACTAGCCCCAACTACCCTTGTCAATAGTAAACCATGTGACATTCGTCACACCACAAACACGAACATATGTACGCACTACCACACACAACTAGCCATGTCAAGTTACCAACAAGTAACAAAAGGATGTTAGGCAGACCTAACAAGTTTTCACTATTTTTGTGGTACCGTTACAATTAGGGTCTAAGTTACCTGACGGTAGGTTACCTATCGGTAGTATTCCTTCGTTACAATGTAACCATATTACAGAAACATACAATAGCATAAACTGGGGCATATGCCGAGGCACCCCGCCCCCCTATATTGTATAAGGTTTTTGAGATATTCATTGTTTTGTTTGGGGTTGGGGTTGTTCTAACGCAGCACCTGGGGGTGCTTTGTTGTCGGGTGTTTGGTTGGGTTGTGTTTGGGGTTTTTGCTTTTGAGGGGGGTTGGTTGTTTTTGGTGTTTTTGTGTGTTGTTTGTTTTGTGGGTGGTTGGGGGTTGGACTTGTGTGGTGGGTTGTTTGGGTTTTTTGGTAGCAAGCCCCGTGTAGGGGCGCGGTAGTTGTTTGGTGTGGTGCTGGTTTTTGGTTCCCCCCCACGCTTTACAGTTTTGTTCTGTAGGTGGCCGTGACCAAATGTTTTTAGCCGACACCTGAATTTCTTAAATTCTTGTTACCTCTGTCTGTATCATTTTCGCCCCCCGTCTGGGTGGGGTACTTGTGGCAGTTTTGATGAATAGAGGTCGGTCCCCATTTCTGGCCGCTGTTTCCGTTCCTGGCGTATTCATCGTTTCATCCAGGGTCTAGGACTTGCTCCCCCACTTGTGTGGTTCGTCAGATTGTAAATAGGGTGGGGAGCCAACAGGGGAAGGGTTACCCTGTGGCTCAACCCTGGGAACATGATACACCTATGATGGTATGATGCAACGGTACCGAAAGAGTTTTTGTTGAAATATTTTGTTGGCTGGTTTATAGGGTTGTTGAATCTGGGTGTGACTTTGTGGTTAGATAGGAAACGACACGGGAAGGGTAAATGATGTTGCCTCGATGGTGGAAGTATTCGGGTGCTAATTTTTGGGATTTACGGAAGGATGATGTGATGGATTGGGATGAGATGCGGGGCGCATATATGAGAGCGACACAGGATGACATTGTGACCCGACTACGGGATTCAAAGTTGGACTGCGATTATTGCGATTCATGGCATATCAACGGTCAAGCCGCTGATGAGATTGAACGCCTACGGGCAGAAAACCGTGAACTACAGTCGGAGATACACCGATTGGAGAAACTAGCAAACTATGGGCAATGAGTTTTCGGGCAGACGTAAACTGCCAGCAGAAATCCGTGCCAAGTTTTTTGCCTTACGCTCCAGCGGCCTAACCATCAAAGAAGCCTCAGCGATGGTTGGCATCCATGTCAACACAGGCCAAAAATGGGATGCTAAAGCCAAACAAGTAGGGGCAGAAATAAAAGCAGCCGACCTAGGGGTACGCAAATCTAAAGTAACTGGTGGCCGCGACGCTGACGCATATAAACAAGCCATCACCGAAGCAATAGACTTACCAGCAGTACGCCAATACGGTGATTTATCAGACGAAGCAAAACGCGGTTTAGAAGATTTCGACTACTTCCGTCGCAGATATTTGGGTCGAGTCCCGTCACCGTGGCAGGTAGACGCTGCCTTACAGATTGTTAAATGGTTGGAATCCCCAGAAAAAGAATTCTGTGTCGTCAATGTTGCCCCAGGTGCAGGCAAATCAACCCTATGGCATGATGTCGCAGTATGGGTCATAGTACGAAACCGTGCCATCCGAATCATGATTGGTTCTATTTCTGCGTCAATGGCCAAACAATACTCCCGCCGAATCCGCGAAACCTTAGAACGACCCTTCCCACTAGAACCAGACCCCGAACTGGTAAAGAAAGGGTTAGCCCTAAACGCTGAAGCCTGCCTCGCCCACGACTACGGCAGATTCAAACCAGCAGCCAGCGGCGGCCTATGGCGAGCAGAAGAATTCATTGTCGAACAACTAGGTGTCGGCGGTCTAGACAACAAAGAACCAACCGTATCCGCATACGGAATCGAAGCAGAATTCATCGGACACCGCGCCGACCTATGCCTATTCGACGATGTGGCAGGCCCAGAAAACGCCAAAGAATCCGCAGCCAGAGACAAACTCATAGAACGCTGGGACTCCGTAGCAGAAGCCCGCGTAGACCCAGGCGGCCTACTAGCAGTAGTAGGACAAAGACTAGGACCAGCAGACCTATACGCCCACTGCCTATCCAAAGAAACATACGACGACTTCGACGACGACTACGATGGAGAAGATGTCACACTTCTCGACAAACTACAACAAACTAAAGAACCAGTTAAAAAGAAAAAATATCACCACCTGGTTTATAAAGCATATTATGAAGAACTTGATGATGGCCCGAAATCGCGCCGAAGGGATTCCCAACCCTGGCCGCAAGGACCCCTACTGGACCCACACCGCCTATCCTGGAAAGACCTTTCGTTCATACGACACTCCAACCCCAACAAATTCAAAGTCGTATACCAACAAGAAGACCTCGACGCAGGAAACTACCTCATCGAACGAACCTGGGCCACAGGCGGAATAGGCTCAGACGGCGTACAATACCCAGGCTGCATCGACAACGACAGAAAACCAGGCTACATACCACCCCACCTACACCAACCAATAATTTCTATTGCCTCTGTAGACCCTTCACCATCCGAATTTTGGGCTGTTCAATGGTGGCTATACCAACCCAAAACAAACCTCAGATACCTAATAGACCTCGAACGCTGCAAACTCACAGCAGAAGAACTACTTGGCTACTCTGTTGGCACAGGTGAATACTCAGGAATCATGGATGACTGGCAACACAGGTCAGCAAACCTGGGATATCCAATAACACATTGGATAATTGAAGTAAACGCAGCCCAAAGATTCCTGTTGGCCCACGATTTTGTTCGCAGATGGCAAGCCTTACACAGAGTTAATGTCGTACCACACACCACTCACCGCAACAAAATAGACGAAACCCTAGGAGTAGAAGCATTACTGCCCCCACTATGGCGCACAGGACAAATACGGCTACCAACAATGCGAGACAACTGGAAAACTCTTGCGTTCCTAGACGAAATGACAACCTGGACCCGTGACAAAAAACGAGGAACCGACCTTGTGATGGCACATTGGTTCGCAGAATTACACGCACCGTCGCTCACAGGAGTGAAACCACCACCCCGAATGTGGCGACCATCTTGGATGTAACCATTTCTAAATACAATTAGTGGTTTATACTATGACAAACTAATAGTGGAGAACTGGATGAGGACTGTCGAAGAAATAGTGGCGATGTTCACCGCCCGTAAAAAGGCTACGGGACCAGTTATGGAGCGTATGCGTGAAGTCCGTGAAATGACACGCGGCGAACTAATCGTACCGTTAAACGAATTGGACCGTAACGCCCGTGCATCAGTAGCAAACCTGGCCACCCAAGGTATTGACCAGATGGCTATGCGTGTAGCATCTGTTCTCCCATCCCCATACTTCCCACCCCTTAAAGATGGTGTGGAACAATCAGCCAAAATGGCTCGTATGCGTAAACGCGCTATGGAATCCATGTGGGACCACAACCGTTTCGACCTTAAAATGCGTCGCCGCGCCCGACTGCTACTTGCATACGGCACCAGCCCAATCGTATTGAAACCAGACTTCAAAAAGAATATGCCCACCTGGCAGGTACGCAACCCGCTAGACACCTACCCTGCTTTCACTGAAGACCCTGACGACATTGTGCCAGAGAATGTAATATTCACCTATGTCAAAGATGCGTCGTGGCTTCTCAAAAACTATGGTTCACAAGTCTCCAATCTCAACATGGGTAAAGTCACAGCAGATTCGCGTTACCGAATTCTCGAATATGTTTGTGGAAACGAACTCGTGCTTGTGGCTATGGGCGCTGACGATGGCACCCACTCAGACACAGGCTGGATGGAAGCGGTGGAACTGGAGCGCATCCCTAATCGCACAGGTATGCCATTAGCAGTAGTACCACGCCGAATCACCCTCGACGAAGTACGCGGCCAATTCGACAACATGGTTGGGATGTTCTACACCCGCGCACGGCTCCAAGCCCTCACCGAAATCGCTATTGAGCGTGGTATCTTCCCAGATGAATACCTGATTGCTCGCCCAGGAGAAAACCCTGAAATCATCCAAACCGCAGACGGCAAACTAGGACAGTTGGGTGTTGTCAAAGGTGGCGACATTCAACAGTTGCAAACCAACCCAGGTTACAAAACCGATGTAGCGATGGACCGCCTCGAACGCCAAGAACGGCTCGAAGGTGGAATCCCCGCAGAATTCGGTGGAGAATCCGCATCCAACATTCGTACAGGTCGCCGTGGCGAAACCGTACTGGCAGCAACAGTTGACTTCAAAGTACAAGAAGCACAAAAGATTTTCGAAGCATCCATCTTCGAAGAAGACCGTATCGCTATCGGAATCGAAAAAGCCTACTGGGGTGACCAACCCAAATCATTCTTTATTGCAGGCAAACAAACAAACGCAAAGGTTGACTATGTTCCAAACAAAATTTGGGAAACAGACTTCCACTATGTTTCGTACCCGTCGTCGGGGTCTGATGTTAATGCCCTCATCGTCGGACTTGGCCAAAGACTTGGTACGGGACTTATGTCCAAAGAATCGGCCCGTGAAGCAGACCCACTCATCACCGACCCAGAACTTGAACATGACCGCATCGTTGCGGAAGGTGTGGAAGCAGCCCTGCTTTCCAGTCTCCAATCCCAAGCAGCCGACCCGAATGGACCATATCAACCCGCTGATTTGGCTTATATCGCAAGAATGGTGGCAACAGACAAAATGAACCTTGCTGAAGCAATCGAAGCCGCACAGAAACGCGCACAAGAACGCCAAGCGGCACAAGCCCCACAAGGCGCACCAGAAACAATGCCAGGTTTGTCAATGCCTGGAATGGGCATGGAACAACCAACGCAAGGTGGCGGCCAGCCGTCACTTGACCAGTTACTTGGTGCGTTAGGCCCAGGCGGCCCAGGTGCGGCAGGCGCAGCCCAAGCACCAGGCACACCAGGTTCTGTTCTTTCACTAGCAGGAAGGTTGGGATGATATGGCTGAGTACCCGAACCGTTCAGATTTACGCAACCCTGCGACTCTTGCCGCAAAAGCCGCCACAGGCCAAACCTACGGTGAAGCAGGAAAACAAATAGCAGCACAACGGGCTGTCCCAATGGGAACACCACCAACCGAAATGACACCCGTAACCCCTATCGGCGCACCAACGGAACGCCCTCAAGAACCAATGACCGCAGGAATGGACTTCGGCCCAGGCCCAGGGTCAAATGTTTTGTCAACCAAATTTGTTCCAACAGTAGGTTCAGCCCAAGACATCAGAGAACGGGTACGCACTATTGCTGCGATGTACCCAAACCCGAACCTTTTAGCGTTGCTGGAAATTTTGGATAACGGATGATACGCCAACCAAGACAATACAACATACAAGATATCTACCAAGAATTAAAAGGAAAGGTAGAACGCAGGAAACGGTACGCAGAAATGTATACGGTGGACCATGCCGACAGGTTGGGGCAGGCATATGCAGCGTATCCGTGGGTGGATGCACAAATTTTGGCATCCCTAGTGTTGAACGATGCAGATGATATTCTTCCAGAAGTGGGTCGAATAGTTGGTGAACGGATGGCAAAGATGAATGTTGCCCCTTCGAAGAATATGAGGCGATATGTCTAACGGTATAACAGCCTATAAACCAGCGTTTTTTAATCAGCCGCAACGCCCAACTTTTGGTTGGGGCGATATTTGGGATGGCGCTAAAGATGTTGCTGGTGCTGTCAAAAAAGTTGGTTCAGAAATTGTTGACATCCCTTCTAATGTTGCAGACTTTCTTACACCAGAAGCAGCCGAAGATTTTATCGGCGCTGGTATTGGTAAGGGATACAGTTTTTTCAAGGCAGCAGTTCAAGGCGCTCAGGCGGGAACATCTTTTGCTCCGCAGTTAACGATTAACTTTACTATGGCTGCCCTTAACCATACGGGTTTTCCTGGCGTAGAAAAAAAACCAACAGGCAGCCTCGTTGAACAGTTTATAGGGCAACCGATACTTTCAACAGAGTTTGGCCAGTTAATAAATCAAAGCGCAAAATATTTGTTTAGCGAAGAAGGCTACGGCAAATACAGTTACGAAGATTTGTTTGGCTCAGGGTTTTCCATTCGTGGCAAAGCCGAAGAAGAAATGCTCAAAGTTCAGCAAAGAGCCAGACCCACAACATCAGGTGGTCTAGTTCTCACACCAGGTCGAGCATTGTTCGGTCCCCTAACCGAAATGGGTGTAGTTGAAGAAGGTTCAACAATCTACAACATAGGCACAGGCATCACAGACATGGCCGCCTATCTAAAAGCAGACCCCACCTTCTCATTCAGGGACCTTAAGCGCCTACCAGGACAAGTCAAAGGACTGTACCGTGGCGCAAAAGACATGGCCAGCGCCTTCGCCTACAGTTACGACGACCTACGCAAAATCGTTCCACCACTCACAGACAGACTAAAAAACTATTGGTGGGGCAAAGCAGACGACTGGGCAGCACGACGAGGCCAACAATTCGTCGAAGTCCTAGACGCAGACGGAAACCTAATTCGCCGTGTACGCACAGAACGAGCAACACCAGCAGCACAACAAGCATCAGCACAAATGCAAGAACTGATGACAAACATAGACACAACACTTGTGGTGTTTAACGACATAGAGTTCCGTGCCACACAGTTAGCACCAGAAGTACAAGCAAAAGCCAAATCGCTTATGCGCCAAGAAGGAGCGATGTTCCACGGTTCCAAAATGGTTGACATGGGTGAACTTGTAGCCATCGACGACCCACGATACCCTTCTACAGCGGTTAATCTTTTTGGTCCTGGCATATATGTGACTGACAACCCGATGGTCGCCACATCGTATTTGAATTACAAAGAAACATCTCCCGAAAGTTATTTCACACTTGTCACTCCTTCCGAATTTAGTTCTTCTTATAATGTTGAACTCCCACCTGGGACCTCTCGTGCCGCGCCCGTTACTGCAATACCAGGCATGGGTGATACAGAGGCTGGAAGTATTACAAGATTTCAGTGGAAAGAAGGGTACCAACCAAATCTTCTTGACGGAGAAGAACCTCTATCACTTGAAATTATTGACTACATAAATAAAAAATTTAATATACCTTCTGCTCCAGCAAACATAATTCGAACGATGCAAAGGTTCCCATTTGATAGACCAACTATCAGTGGCCCATACAGTTTAAGCCCCTATCAGATGTTGGCTGGTGAAGCAGACCCATTCTATCTGCATGAAACCAAATCTGGAAGAAGGTATACAGAACTAACAAACTACCGCAACCAGTTAATAGACCTTGATTCCACGCCACAAGAATTGGCCAAAAATCTTTCTAATCCAAACTTTAAGTTAGATGGATTTATAAACTTTGATTTTGAAAAATTTCTATACGAATATTCTCGTTCTCCATCGACAGCACAGTTTGTTAAATATGACACCACATCGTTGATGGCGCAAGGGGCAGGAAAAGGACTGGCTGGTTATAGAACAAGAGAACTTGGCAAACTGGGTCGACTTCTACAACTCAATGTTGAAGAAATGGATTACAACGAATTCATAGACATTTTTAGGCGCACAGTACCAAAAGATTATGTATCGCCAGAAAAATTCGAAGAACTTCAAACACTGTTTTCAACTGAATCAACATTTAGTCCTGTAAGAAACGAATTAAAAACATTCCAACAATTTGCAAAACTATTACAAATTGACACAACTGGCACTCCTTTAGAGGTCGGTAGGCGATATTGGAACGCAATCAAAGAAAACTTCCATGCTCCGCGACCTGCAAATATAGGTCTAGACGCAGATGGGAACTTCCTTACGGATGTGGCACTCAACGCCACATTAAAAGAACTTGGCTACGATGGCATCCAATATGCTGGTGGAATTCGCATTGGTGGATATGGTGACCATACCGCCAAAGTAATTTTCAATTTAGACAATCTTGAAACAGTAGATGTCTTAACTGGAGAGCGTCTTCCAGTGAATGATGTTATTGCCACGATGAAGGAAAACAACGAACTGCAATCCGCCATTTCGAATTTGCGTGGCAAAGTCGACGACTTCTACACAAAATACAACACCCAAAGAGATATCATTCGAGATGAAGTAGGAGCGCCATACGAAAAAACCCCAGGCCGCAAAACTTTGGTCCCAACAGTATGGGAAAAAAATCGCAACGCCCCCTGGATACAACCAATCCTGCAAGCGATGGCAGCAGAAACTGACCCAGCAACAATCTGGAGAATCTATCTACGCGGCAACGCCCCAGCCTTAGCACTTGACATAGCAAAAGCCAAAACTGTAGACGAAGTATGGGACCTTGTAACAGAAGCAGTAAAACGAACACCCACCTCATATGTTGGTGGTGTTCCAGTTGGAACATATAACGGCATATCTGAATTGGGGTTTGCAGTCAAACAGGCATCCAGCCGATACACCCGCCAATTCCAAACCCTGCCAGAAAATTTGTTTATCCCATTTGACGACATGGGCCGTGGAGTAAAACGATTCGACGACCTTGCAGGCGCGCTCAATATGTCTTTGGCGCAAAGAAACAAATGGACTACGCGTTTAATGGAAATTTATCAAAGCGGGGAAACAGGTGGCTTCTTTGAATTCTCTATTGACTTCGCAAATACCATCATCAAACCAGCACTAAAGGCAGCAGGAATAAGTTCCGAAGAAGCACGGGTTATTGCTAAATTCAAAAATACAATAGCAGATGTCACAACAATGTCACTTCGAGATGTGGCAGCAGACCCATCCCCTTGGCATCTAACGGGCTTTGAAGGTCCGTTGCGTACAACCCAGTTGATGAGCCAAGGAATGTACCTGTTCGACCCGACCAAGTTAAGGGATGTTATTCAAGCAACAGGCACTCTGGGGCGTATGGCTCGCCGCATGGAAAATGTTCCGATTGCTGGCCAGGTATTCAAAGCGAATCGTTTTATGCAAAAAGCATTACTGCAATATTCGTCAGAAATTTGGAAACCGTCTGTCGTTATCGGCATTAAACATATGTTGAAAGTTGTGCCAGACGAAATCATGCGAACCCTTCTTACGGGTACTTTTGAATCACCAGCACAATGGTTTGCGGCAGTCCAGGCAGGACTCTTTGGTGGAGCAAAGGGCAAATACACAGCCGATGTGTTCGGGGAAACATTCAACCTAGCAACAGACATCGGCAACCTTGAACTGGACATAGCATCACTCCGCGAAATCACAGAAGAAATATCAAAACTTCGCAAAGCAGGAAAGATTGAAAAAGCCGACGAAATGGCAGCGACCTTTGCAGAAGAACTTGCTGAATACCCAACGAAACTAGATGAGTTAGCAAAACTACAAGCCAAGTTTGATTCCGACCTACCAAAATTCACTGACGCGATGATAGGCAATATGCCAGAAAAGGCTATTGCTACAGGCACCAATTCGTATTTGGTGGGCGACGATATACGACATGGTTTTACTACCACCATTCAAAAAAGCGACCTTCGATTCCGTGACGAATTTGTTGCAGGTGTAGCCCATCAAACGGGTGATATGTATAACAACCCGATTTATCGTCGAGTTGCTAACGGCAGACCATTCGACGAAGACAAAATTTCTGTTCCTGTTTATGACGATTTAGGAAACATGAAATTCAAAAATGTAGAAACCTTAGAAATCGAAACAGTTACAAAAACATATGGCGAACTTCTAAAAGAAGGAAACATAACTTCTGATGGTATGCAAGCAATCGAACAATGGATTTTATTTGGTGCAGGCAAAGAATACTATTTAGACTATTTCAAGAAACTGGGTCGCAAAGCACCAGGTTTCATGGCAGACGCACCAGATAGTGTCGCCGCATATGTCCGTTTGGTTACGCAAGAAATATATCAAAACATTGGCACCAACCAGGCCAACCTAGATGTTCTCGCCACGGGCCTGTTTAACGACCAGCCAGCGTTCTTCCGTGAGCCAACAGGCCGTTGGGTTGCGGCACCAGAATACGAAGACTTTCTCGGGTCAACATATGTTGAAGCAGCCGATTCTGCAAACCAAGTTTTGTATTTCCCGAAATTCCAACTTGACAAAAATCCAATGATGTCTGGCCTTGGCAAAATTTGGGATGCCAAAAACTATTTGGTTGCCAAATACTTTCAAGGTATGTACGGACAAACATCCGACCTTCTGGCTCGCAGCCCTTTGTGGCGCGGCGCATACTGGGATGCCGTAGAAGCCACCCTCAGTACCGCATCGCAAGAAGCCGTAGACGCGCTGAGGGCATCGGCCCTTGAAGCAGGGCTTCCAAAATCAAAACTTAAACGACTTCAATTTGCTTTAGACCAAGCCGAAGCCCGTGTAGCACAAGGCGTAACCAAAGATGGCGAATCGCTAGAAGCAATCGACAAATTTGCTAACGCATACGCCACAAATAAAACAGTCGATACCCTCTATGATTCATCGAAGCGTTCTTTGTTCGGTTACCAACACCAACTGCTGTTCCCATTCTTCGAAGCGTTCCGTGAACAAGCACAAACATACATGAAGTTTGTTGCACAACGCCCAGAACTTGCATACTGGGCAGGGCTTGGTGTCAGCGCACTACAAGGAGCAACCGCCATCGGGCCTGGAGATGTCGACTATGACGGCAAACCAGAAGGCTTCCTATACCGCAACGCATACGGTAACGAAGTGTTTGCTCTCCCCATGACTGGCGCAATCGCCCGATTCCTAACAGGTACACCAACGGCCAACTATGAAGTCAGCGCACGGCAAATGTCAATGATAGGCCAGATTGTTCCAGGTGTCGGATTTACTGTTCAAATCCCATTGAGTTATTTCAACAAGTTGAACGACCCAGAAATGTCGACTATCGCAGAAATCATTTTCCCGATGGGTCGACCAGAAGACCGCGGTTCGATTGTATCAGCCCTGGACCCACGCCCTCTCTGGCTGCGTCGCATGGCCCCACTTGTCGGCCAGTTAGCAGGCGAAACACCCGTTATCGGTGAAGCATTAAAAGATTTTACCAAAGTGATTTTCGGCAACCAAGAATCCACAGTTGACTACAAACAGTATTACAACAAGGTACTGCAAGCCTATTCGTCAACAATTCCTGTTATTAAAACAGAACAAGAAATGAGTGCTGTTCTTAAAGAAGTAGAAACCAAAACAAACATTCTGTTCTTTATGCGTGGCTTAACCCAGGCTGTGATTGCTTCTCCAACCACAAACTTTATGCTTGAAACAAAACAGGGTGATATCCGTGTGGGTTTCCTTTCCGACAAACTTCGCCAATATGAAGATGAGGCAGAGGCCAACGGAGCAAACCGTTACGATGGCACAGCCAAATTCTTGGCAGAGTACGGCACAAGTGTCTGGGCATTGTTCGGAAATATCACCAAAAGCAAAATCCCTGGCCTGCAAGCAACCGAAGAATACGACAGATGGGCTTCAGCCAACAAAGAACTTTTAGACACCTTCCCTGATGTTGCAGGATACTTCGGCCCGATGTCAGGAGATTTTTCGCCCAGCGCATACTCCCGCCAAAAGTACCGTGGCATGAGGGAAAGCACAGACCCGCGTACCATGCTAGAAGATGCCCAAAGCCAAATGGGATACTTCTTGGTCAATATCGCCAAAGCGGGTTACGATGTGGAATATCTTGCTTCTAACGAAGGCCAAAGCCAACTGCGGAACATTAAAGAGCAGGTGAAATCACTGTTCCCATTCTGGGATGGAAAGTACGGTTGGGTTGAATCAGCCAAGCGACGCGAAAAACAAATCCAACAACTTCAAGAAATTGCTGATAGCCCGTTCGCTGAACAATCAGAGGTAGGCAAAATGGTTAAGGTTTATATGGGGCTGCGTGAATGGTATGTATCCGAATATCAAGCCGCTGACCTTGGGACCGACTGGACAAAGAACGCCAACGCCGAATATGTTCGCATCGGTTTAACCAAGGCTGGTGACGAATTGGCTCGTATGGTGCCACAGTTTGCTTTTGTGTGGCAGAATGTGTTGGCCCCAGAATTTGAAATAGGTTTGGAAGATTAACATGGCACCGAAACCACAGAACACACCATCTCCTTCTACAACAGTCCCGACGACCCCTACCGCTGATGAACTGTTAAATATGTTCATGGAGTTGGCCAAGAACAATGGAACCGCCTTTAAAACAACCGACCCAAAGGACTGGCCGTATCGTTCAGCCATCGGTGTAACTGGTCGGCTTTACGAAGACCCTGCAACGGGTCGCAGCGATTATCGGGGATATTCCTATGTTGTGGGTTCACAAGCCCCAGACATTTTCAACCAACCTGCAAAAACTTTTGAACCTTTGTATTTTGCTGGCGACGACGAAAACATCTTGTCAGATATGGCACCCGAAGAACTTATCCAAGTGCAAGGGGCTTTGAGAAGTATCCGTTTCCTAGGTTCCTACCGCCCAGGTTTACTTGACCAAGCAACGGTCACAGCGTTCAACAAACTGCTTGGACAAGCCAATCTTTATGGCGCAGAATGGAAAGACACCGCAGCATTTCTATACCAGAATCCGTCAATGGGAACAAGCAGCGGTGGTGGCTCAACCCCGTCATACAAATTGTCAAACCCAGACGACCTCAAACTTGTATTCAACCAGGCTGCCCGAAGTGTTGTAGGCCGCGAACTTGACCAAGAAACAATCGACGAACTGGTACGCACCTTCCAAGGAAACGAAAAGAAATTTTATCAAAGCAGCGGAGAAATCCTGGAACCACCAAGCCCTGAAGCATTGGTGCAAACCCAGTTGGAAACCACTGCCCCTGGGGAAGTTAAAGCAAAATCGTATGGAGATTATGTAGGTTTATTGTCGCAGTTAATGGGCGGTGGTTGATATGGAAGAAGATTGGAAAACAGCAGCAACAGACGCATACGGATGGATTGTCACCCTCTATGATTCTGTACCAGCGTTACAATCTGTTATAGATAAAGCAGTAGCAGAAAAGTGGGATGCCACCCGTTTCGTTAATGCCATCAAATCAACCGAATGGTTCAAATCAAAACAACAGTCTGAACTGTCCTACATTGAACTAAAGAACAGTCAACCAGCAGAGTTCGCAGCCCAAATCCAAGACCGCCAAAACCAGATAGATTCCTACGCTAAAAGCCTAGGGTTCAGTCTGAACGACCAGCAGTTGAACAGGCTTGCTAACCAGGCGCTGCGGTTCGCTTGGAGCGACCAAGAACTAGCCCAATATGTTGGCACAGAAATTACCCGCAAACCCAAAGAAGATGGGGAAAAGGTACGGCTCAACGAAAGCCAGGTTGCTGTCAACCTTAACAATTTGGCGGGCCGTTACGGTATCAACCTGACTAACAAAGACTTGCGGGGGTACGCCACCCAAGTCATCAAGGGTGAAATGTCGGAACAGCAAATCACCGACAACTTCCGTAACCTGGCTAAAACCCTGTACCCCAGTCTGACAAACCAGTTGGACCAAGGTATGACCATCAGCGATGTGTCTCAGCCGTACCAAAATATTGCGGCACAAATCCTTGAAGTGGACCCATCCACTATTGACATTTCTAAACCTAAGTACGGCAAACTGTTCGACTTCTCCCCTCAGCCTAACGGCCAGTCCCGCATGATGAGCCAAGCCGAATGGACCAAATACATCAGGTCCCTGCCTGAGTGGAAGCGCACCGATAACTACCGTCAAGCGTATTCGTCAATGGCAACTAACCTCGCCAAAGTATTTGGAAAGATATCGTAATGGCAGCATCTCCAACCTTTATCAGAAACTTCCTTTCATCTATCGGCCTGTCCTCACTGACAACCTATGTTGAAAATCTTTTAGTTGATGACCCGTCACTAGCCGAAGGAGCGAACCTTCCTGTTCTGGAACTGATGCTCCGTGAAACCCCAGAATACAAGCAACGGTTCAAAGGCAACGAAGCCCGTAGACAAAAAGGACTCACCGAATATTCGGCTGGGGACTACCTGCGTATCGAAGACAGCCTCAAACAAATCCTGGCAGGCAACAACCTTCCCCCAGGTTTCTACGACACACAAGACGACCTTGCCAACTTTATCGGCAACGATGTCTCAGCCCAAGAACTAGACACCAGAGTACAACGCGGTTACCTAGCAGTAAAGAACGCCAACCCTGACACCATCGCAGAAATGAAACGACTCTACGGAGTAGACGAAGCCAGCCTCGCCGCATACTTCCTTGACCCCACCAAGGGCCGTGATGTCATCACTCGTCAAGCAGGTGCAGCCCGTATCGCAGGGGGCGCACAAGCAGGCGGTGGCATCACCCTAACCCAACAAGAAGCAGAAGCGTTACAACAACAAGGCATCACCCAAGAACAAGCGCAGCAAGGTTTCGGGGCGATACAACAGATGGAAGAACTGTTCCGTGGCGCACCAGGCGAACAAGCAATCACCCGTGAAGAACAAATCGGTGGCGTGTTCGGCACCAACGCAGCCGCAACACAACGCATCCGTCAACGGCAAGAACGCCGTACCGCAGAATTCTCTGGCGGTGGTGGCTTCGCAGGCCAAGGCTCATCAGTAACTGGTTTGCAATAAATTTTACGAATACCACTTGTAACTAACAACAGTGGTGTATAGTTATAAACGATTCCGCAAGGAAGGAACCCGTGAGGGAACCCCCTCAACTCACGGCGTACACATGGGGTGTCAACAAAACGCAGCCATCATGTCTCCTCTGGGCGTGATGTGGGCAAAAAAGGAGAGTGCCATATGCAAGACGAACAGGATTTCTACGACGAGGAAACTGGTCAGCAGACAACGGGAAAGAACCCGCTTCGCCAACACATGAAAGAGTTGGAGAAGGAAGTCCAAGAACTCAGGCAGTTAAAGATGGAAGCCGAAAACGCCAAACGCGAACTCGCTTTCGCCAAAGCAGGTGTCCCAATGGGCAGCCCGATGGCAAAGTATTTCGTGAAAGGTTATGACGGCGAGTTGACACCCGAAGCAATTCGTTCAGCCGCAGCCGAAGCAGGTCTAGTGGCAGGAGCGAATCCGAACCCTCTGAAAGAGGAAGCGGAAGCCTGGTCACGCAGTAACCAGGTTGCGGCAGGGGTTAACCTTTCTGATGAACCTGTGGATTGGGCGGCCCGTATTGCGGCAGCATCCTCAGAAAAAGAAATAATGGAAATCTTGGATAAGGCGCGAGCATCACTTTCGTAAACCTAATCTAAGGAGAAATTAAAATGGCTGGAGAAACCACCACTTCATCCCTTTCGGTTGACCAGGTAGCATTTGACCGCCTTGCGTACTTCGCACTGCGTTCAGAACTCTTGTTCGACCAGGCTGCCGATGTGCAGCCAACCCAACAGGCTATGCCTGGTACGGGTGTTACATTCACCATCTTTGCAGACATCGCAGCAGCGACCAGCACCCTCAACGAAGTAACCGATGTTACCCCTGTTGCTATGAGCGACAGCCAGGTAACGGTTACCCTCGAAGAATACGGTAACGCTGTTGTGACCACCGCCAAGTTGCGTGGAACCGCGTTCCTCGATGTCAACGCTTCGGCTGCAAACATCGTGGGTTACAACGCTGGCGACTCTATCGACCAGGTTGTTTCCAGCGTTCTTGCTGGCGGGTCCAATGTGACCTATGCCACGGGCGGTGCTACCGACCCATCAAGCCGCACGACCATCAACACAGACGATGTTCTCATCGGTGACGATGTTCGTAAGGTTGTTGCCCAGTTGCGTAAGGCCAATGTTGCAACCTTCAATGGTGCATACATGGGTTACATCCACCCCGATGTTTCTTACGACTTCCGTGGTGCTAACGGTGCAGCCAACTGGCGTGACCCACACGCATATGTTGACACCGCCAACATCTACAACGGCGAAATCGGACAGTGGGAATCGGTGCGTTTCATCGAAACCCCACGCGCCCCGTTGTTTGCAAACGCATCCAACAACAGCGGTTCAAGCGGAACCATAGATGTGTACGCAACCCTCATCATGGGCCGTCAGGCTCTTGCTAAGGCGTACAGCACAACCGATGGAAACGGTGCAGCACCGAAGATTGTTCGTGGCACAGTGACCGACTACTTGCAGCGTCTCCAGCCAATCGGCTGGTACTGGCTGGGTGGCTATGGTCGCTTCCGCGAGGCATCACTTCGCCGCATCGAGTCTGCTTCAAGCATTGGCACCAACGCCTAGTTTGTCGCTACACTCATAAGTAACCATCCATTTAGGCGGATGGTTGTCTTACACAGCGAACCCCCTGGGCTACGGCCTGGGGGGTTTTGTGTTATTCTTACCGTATGGCATTGTTTACACCACCAACTAAAGATGAAGTTGTTTACTTCGGTGAAGACATCGGAGATAACCTGTTTTCCCGTTTGGAAGCAACGGCACGGGGAGTGAATGTGTATCGTTTAACTAACGGTGAATACACAGAGAATCAACCCCCTTCTTGGGAAGATGTTGATAAGGTGTATTACGGTGGTCACGCCACAGAAATAACGGCAGCGGAACAAGCGGAACTTATTGACGCAGGGTACGAGGATTACATCACATGATTTTGCATCAGCGAACACATCCCACTTTGGATGTTGAGGGTTGTTTTGGTTGCAAGGTTGCCCATGTGAAAACGGGGCCGAACGAGTCAACTACTGGCGGTAAACGCGCTGCCGAAATTAACGCTACTGAATCTCGTTGGCAGAAAGATATGCCTGCCTATAAGCGTTTAAGGGCTGACGGGTTGCAACCTAAACGCATTGACGGGTGCGCCAATATTGAAAAGAAAGCGAAAGAATCGTGGCAGGTGGAAACGGGCCTGGTCTGAAAACAATTTGTTTAGAAGGGTACGATGTCGGTCATTTCGGATACGGCAATATGTATCTTTCTTTGCTGAAACATTTGCCTAAGACTGTGGAGAACAATCCTTTATCGGAAGTGAAAGTGTCTTGTATTCAACCTGACATGGTTCGAGGTTGGCATCGGGGACAGAAACGGGTTGTGTTTACGATGTGGGAAACTTCAATGTTGCCTAATTCGTTTGCTGACAGGTTGTTTCAGTTTGACCAGATAATTGTACCTTCGTTACATAATGTGGATTTGTTCAGCCAATACCACAAAAATGTGGGCAGGGTGCCGTTGGGTATTGACCCTAAGATTTGGAAGCCGTGTCCCGCCCCTAAGAATGAGAAGTTTCGGTTTGTGGCTGGCGGGTCATCGTGGTTGCGTAAGGGACTAGATATTGTGGTTGCCGCGTTTGAGGCACTACATCTTGTGGATGCAGAACTGATATTGAAAATACCGCCAACTGTAAAAGGTGAAGCCCCTAACATTTCCAACCCGAACATCAAGGTTGTGGATTCTTGGTTGACGGTAGCAGAGGAGTATGACCTGTATGCCACCGCAGATTGTTTCGTGGCAGCATCCCGCGGCGAAGGGTTCGGCCTGATGCCGTTACAGACCGTAGCGATGGGTGTACCAACAATCATGTCAGATATGACGGGACATAGCGACTTCATTAACCTGGCTACTGTTGCTGTTCCTGCCCCACCTAAACCTGCAGCCCACAAAACGGTGTGGAATAAAGGCGATTGGTACGAGGTTACATTAGATGACTTGTGTGATGCGATGTTGCACCAATACAACGCTGGGGCAGACAGAAGGGATTTGGTTAAAGCAGCCGACGCAGCCAAAATCACTTGGACTAAATCTTCTAAGAAGTTGACACAGGTGGCAGGGACTGGGGGCCTCGTCGCTAAAGAAGATTGGGTTTCTGCTGATGAACCTGGGGTTTGGATTACTGCGAACCGCCGCATCCAAGCCGACATTGGCCGTCATCATGTCAATTTGATGAAGGGTGAATCTGCCCAAGTTTCCCCAAATGTTCGTGATATTCTGCGTGAAGCAGGAATGTTAAAAGAGGACTGATGGCTTACACGAATCCCGAAAAACGGGAACGCATTAAGAACAGAATCATGGCAGGCTCCAAAGGTGGGAAGCCTGGTCAATGGTCTGCCCGCAAAGCACAGTTACTTGCCCAAGCCTACGAGAAAGCAGGCGGTGGCTATTCGGGGGCCAAAACAGAAAAGCAGAAATCGTTGTCGAAATGGACCAAAGAGGAGTGGGGTACTAAATCAGGTAAGCCCAGCACCCAGGGTTCGAAGGCTACAGGTGAACGCTATCTTCCAAAGAAAGCCCGTGAGGCTTTGTCTTCTAAAGAGTATGCGGCTACTTCTAAAGCCAAAAGGGAAGGCACCCGTAAAGGCAAACAGTTTGTGGCGCAACCAAAGAATATTGCTAAAAAGACTGCGAGGTATAGGTGAATAAGAAAGACCCACGATTGGCACGGGCTGGGGTTGCAGGTTTTAACAAACCTAAGCGCACCCCTAGCCATCCCACCAAATCTCATGTCGTTGTTGCTAAAGAGGGCGACCAGGTGAAGACTATCCGTTTCGGTCAGCAGGGGGTGTCTGGTTCCCCGAAGAAGGCTGGGGAGTCTGCTTCCTATCGTAAGCGTCGGGAGTCATTTAAGGCTCGTCATGCTTCGAATATAAATAAGGGTCGAATGTCTGCGGCATACTGGGCAGATAAGGTAAAGTGGTAACACTAACGAACAGGAGTTGTTATGCCAATGGTAGGCAAAAAAGAGTTTCCGTACACTAAGGCTGGTATGAAGGCTGCGGCTGCGGAGAAGAAAAAGATGATGGCCAAGAAGATGGCTGCCAAGAAGAAGAAGATGAAGTGATGTCTGCTAAAGGCGAAATGTACGGTAGTAAAAAAGCGAAGATGCGCCATGAGAAAATGGAAGGCGCAAAAGAGCGTATGATGGAGTACGGCAAAAAGGCAGCCAAGAAGAAGGTTGCTGCTAAGAGAAAGAAGATGAAATAATGAGACAAGCAGCAAACAAAGACGGCATGGGTATGGGTCCCAAAAAGCCTACCCGCGGCGGCATTGAGAAGAGTATGTTCATACTTCCAGCAGGTGCAGCAATTAAAGCAGCCAAATCTGCTGCTGACTTGGCAAAGATGGGCTACAAGATTGTACCCATCCCTGGGAAAAAGAAAAAGTAGTCGTGGCACCCATTAAGAAACAACCAATGCCGAAGAAACCGAAGCCCATAAATCGTGGTCCTAAGGATGTTACGATTATGCCTGTAAAGCCAAGGAAAAAGACAAAGTAAATGTCAGTACCTGCGACCCAAAACCTGACCATCACCCGTGGTGACACAGAGACAGTGAATGTCACAATCACCACCGATGGCACAACACCCGTAGATATCACGGGTCGCACTTACGCATCTCAAATTCGTTCTAATGCAGACTCAACAACGATTGCAGCAACACTTACCTGCACGCTTGTTACGCCAGCAAGCGGTATCATGAAAGCCGTTCTATCGGCAGCAGATTCAGCGGTGCTAACACCTGGCTACTATCAGTGGGACCTGCAAGAAAACGCTTCAGGTGTTATCTCAACAATTCTTAGTGGAACCGTTACGGTGCTGGCTGATGTAACGAGGCTCTAATGGCCTCAACCAATGTCACAGTTATCACCACCACCGCCACTGTCGAAGTTTCTAAGACAGACCAAACTTATGTTGTATCGAGGGTTAGCGAAATTGCGTGTCATGATTCTGGCACAGGCACATTCGTTACGATTGTTTCTACAGACCAAACGGGTCCACAAGGACCGATAGGACCTACGGGTGCTGCTGGCCCCACTGGTCCAACTGGAAGCGTGGGGGCTACTGGCCCTACTGGTAGCACGGGACCAACTGGCGCAACGGGCGCAGCCTCTACTGTGACTGGACCCACAGGTGCAACAGGAGCAACAGGAGCAACGGGACCTACAGGACCGACAGGAGCGACAGGTGCAGCAGGAAGTCAAGGAGCGACAGGACCAACAGGTGCTGCGGGAAGCATTGGCGCTACTGGACCTACAGGAGCAACAGGTTCTGCTGGGGCTGCTGGTGCTACAGGCCCCACAGGAGCCGCAGGAAGCACAGGCGCTATCGGACCAACTGGACCAACTGGCGCAACTGGAACAGCAGGTTCACAAGGCCCTACGGGTCCGACTGGCTCGACTGGCGCAACTGGCCCAACAGGACCAACTGGTGCCACGGGCGCGGCTTCAACTGTCACTGGACCGACTGGTGCTACAGGCTCGACTGGAGCGACAGGTCCGACTGGTCCGACAGGAGCAACTGGAGCAGGCGGTACTTTAGGTTACTGGGGTTCGTTTTGGTCTACTCAGGACCAAACTGCTGCTGCCGCTAACACTGAGTATCTGATTACTTACAACAACACTGACCCTGATTCTTCGGGTGTTTCTATTGTTTCTAACAGTCGTGTCACTTTTGCTTACGCTGGTGTTTACAGCATCACCTATTCGGCTCAATGGGAGAACGCCAATGTGCAGATTAAAGATGCAAACATTTGGTTGAAGAAGAACGGTTCCAATGTTGCTGATTCTGACAGCACTTGGAGTGTTGTGGAGTCGCATGGTGGTACTCATGGTCGTGCTATCGGCACGGTTAACTATGTTGTAAAACTTGCTGCTAATGACTACCTAGAGTTGGCTTGGCAAGCAACCAGCACGGATGTTTCGTTGCAATATATTGCTGCGGCTTCTCCTGCACCTGCGATCCCGTCAATTATTTTGACTGCTACTCAGGTGATGTATACGCAACTTGGTCCTACTGGTGCTACAGGGGCTACGGGACCTACTGGTGCAACGGGCGCTCAGGGACCAACGGGTCCAACTGGAGCAACAGGAAGCACTGGAGCCATTGGGCCAACGGGTCCTACGGGCGCGACAGGATTAACAGGTGCTACAGGCCCCACGGGTGCCACAGGTGCCACAGGTGCGACTGGCCCCACAGGTCCAACTGGACCAACTGGTCCTGCTGTTTCTTTGACATGGACTTCCTATACCCCAACCTTCACTAATATCGCTAAAGGCAACGCAACCACATGGGTGACAGAACACACCACGCTTGGTGCTGTTGGTTTCGTGCGAGCCGACCTACTATTTGGTTCTACCTCGTCTGTTTCTGGCGACATCACAATCACCCTTCCGTCTGGCTGGACAGCAGCCAACCTTGTTTCAGCAAGCGTCGTAGCCTCCGCAGGAGGAACAATCTATGCAATGACGGTGCGCACAAACGTTGCAGGAACCGCACTACTGGTACGAGCAAACAACGCTTCAGGAACATACCTAACTAACACAAACGCTTCGTCCACTATTCCAGGGACTTGGACAACAAACGATTACATTCGTTTTATTATTGCAATACCGCTGTAGAGTTAAAAACCCATGAAGGTTGCAATTTACACAATCGCCAAAAACGAGGCACAATTCGTAACCCGCTGGGCAGACTCATGTCGAGACGCAGATTATCGCCTAATCCTTGACACCGGCTCCACCGATGGCACACAAGACCTAGCCGATGACCGCAACATAATTGTTTACGATTCAAACATTCAACCCTGGAGATTTGATGACGCCCGCAATACTGCCCTAGCCCTGCTCCCTGCGGACATTGATTACTGCATAGCCTTAGACATGGACGAGGTACTACAGCCGGGTTGGCGAGATCACCTTGAGGTCATGCACGACCAACAGGTCACCCGTCCGCGCTACAAGTACACATGGTCTTGGAAGGAGAATGGCCAACCAGACCTACAGTACGGCGGAGACAAGATCCACACCCGGCACGGCTACCGCTGGAAGCATCCAGTACACGAAACACTCACACCCACAACCATTGAAAAGCAAGGCTGGTGCGATCTGGAGATACACCATTTCCCAGACCACACAAAGTCACGCGCTCAGTACGCTGACCTTCTTTCCTTGGCAGTCAAAGAATCACCCGAAGATGACCGAGTAGCTTTTTACTGGGCAAGAGAGCTTTTCTATGCCGGACGCTACGAAGAAGCAATCGTTGAGTTCAATAGGTATTTGAAACTGCAAACAGCAACTTGGGCACCAGAACGTGCTGCTGCCTACCGATTCCTTGCCAAATGTGATCCGTCAATGCGTGACGTATGGTTGAGGTGCGCCATTGCTGAAGCTCCTAATCGGCGCGAAGCTTGGGTTGATTTAGCTCAGCATTTCTATGACCGTCAAGAGTGGCATGGTTGTTACGGCGCAGCCGTGTCGGCCCTGTCAATCAAGGACAAGCCACTGGAATACTTGTGTGAGTCTTTTGCCTGGGGGGCTTTGCCACACGACCTTGCGGCCATAGCCAGCCACAGCCTTGGCATTAACCAAGAAGCTGCCAGGCACGGTGCTGACGCCCTTGCTTTAGACCCAGAAAATGACAGACTGAAGAACAACCTTACCTTCTACGCCGACGCTATTGCTAATATCTAGGTAGGTCGCCTACCCAGGGGTATAGATGTCTACAGTCGCCAGTATTATCAACAAAGCCCAGAGGCAATTGCTGTCCGGTGCTGTCGAGGAGCGCAACAAGCTCAGCGCTACGATCAACTCTACGGCGACAACTATCGGCACAACCTACGACTTGGACGGTCTCCGCCGGGGAACAGTATTCGAGATTGACTCGGAACTGTTCTACGTTTGGGATGTATCCACAAGCGCTAAGACGGCAACGGTTGAGCGTGGCTTTTCTGGCACTACCGCAGCGACACACACCGCTGGAGCGGTCATCACGGTTAACCCAAGGTTCCCTAGGAACCAAATACTGGAAGCCGTTAACGATGAACTCGCAGACCTGTCTAGCCCTGTCAACGGTTTGTTCCAAGTCAAGACAATAGACCTTGAATACAACGGTTATGACACGCTCATCAACCTGCAAATCTTTGGTGGGATCATTGACCTGATCGACGTGCGCTTGCGCTATACCGGCACCGACTATCCGGTGGTCCGCAAAGTTCAGCTAGTACGAGACCTTCCAACCCTAGACTTTCCTTCTAGCTATGGTTTGAAGTTTAACCAGCAAGTGCGCTCGGGTGATTTGCGCATTACCTTCAAGGCCCCTTACAACCCGGTTACCTCTGAGGCCGACAATCTCCAGGTCGTAGCGGGAATCTCAGCCCAGGCAGAAGACATCTTGGTGATTGGCTCACAGATTAGAATCATGGCCCCACGCGAAATCCGCCGGAACTTTATCGACAGCCAGGGCGACACCCGCCGTTCCGAAGAAGTACAGTCTGGGGCCATTGCCAACAGTGTGACTAATCTGCTGCGCCTACGCAGAGATAGGGTTATTGCTGAGGCCGCTCGTTTAACACGCCAATACCCAACGTTCCTAAACAGGGACTGACGTGGCAGCACTTACTACCTTTACATTTCCATTCGTAGGTGGTTATTCGTTCTACACCGGCACTGGCTCAACGACGCTCGTGCCGGACATCTTTCCTATAGGCATTAACGGACGACCGTACATGCTCGACATGCGCTCAGGCAAGTTTATGTCTGGTCACGAACCCAGAATCAGAGACTCAGTTGACCAGTCGACAGCCCCAGGCGAAGCGGCAATCAACCCTGGTGGGCTATGGCGTCGCTCTAAGATTTCTTGGCACGAAGGAGCAGGCCAGAAGTATGGTGACCGAGACGACTCAGAGCCATACCGCTTCTTCACCAGCAAGGGTCTTGATCCATGGACGCGTGGCCAACTTTCATTACTTAATGCAACAGCCCTAAATGCTGGAACGAACGCCCCAACGTCAAACGTTGGAAAAGCATTGGCAGTAAGCGGAAAGCTCTTCGTAATTAATGGCACTGGCGTTTCTTACGCAACAACGGTAAGTGGAGACTGGATAGCTCTGACCATGCCAACAAGCACCACGGCAGTTCACGACATAGCTACTGACGGCACCTCGCTTTTTGTTGCTGTTACCGCCACCACGTCAGGCGTATACGCTTACGACATAGCATCACCTGGGTCCGGGACGAGACAAATCTATGACACCGTTACGGGAATTGATTATGTCAATGGCCGACTAATGGCGACAAAAGAGAACGTTCTTTATGATGGTACGGCCCAGGCTTACACAGCAGGTTCGTTGACTAGCACCATCCTCACTCAAAGGAATACAGCTTTTAGGTGGGTGGGGTCTGCGGCAGGGCAAGGTTTTATCTACGCCGCTGGATATGCAGGCAAGACAAGCTTGATTTACAAAACCACAATCAAGACAGACGCCACAGCCCTTGATGCAGCATCCGTGGCGCTTCAGTTGCCAGATGGCGAGGTTGTAACAGCCATTTACGGCTACCTGGGTTACATCTTTATTGGCTCAGACAAGGGTGTCCGCATGGCGATAGCTGATGCTGACGGCAACCTGACAGTCGGCGCACTTATTCAAACCACTAGTTCTGTGCTGGACTTCATTGGCCAAGACAGATTTGTTTGGTTTACCTGGAGCAACTACGACACGACATCTGGAGGCTTGGGTCGACTAGACCTATCAACACTTACGGCAGCCAATACCCCGGCATACGCAACGGATTTGATGTACGACACCACGGCAGTAATCAAGTCCGTAACAAACTTTGTTAATGCTGCTGGCGTCCAGGTAAAGGTTTTCACCGTCACCGGGGTTGGCGTCGTCTATGAGAACACCGGCTCCCTTGTTTCCTCAGCGACTATGGAGAGTGGCCGTTTTACCTGGGGCATTCCAGATCGCAAGTTTGTTGCCAAGTTTGACCTGCGAGCACAGCCCCTCAATGGAACAGTTGCTGTTGCTATGCAGTCAGACAATGGTTCTTACGCCACACTCGGCACCTGGTCAACCGCCTCCACCACAGAAGAAACCCATGATGGCCCAGAGACCAAAGTTATAGAAGCCCAGTTCAAGCTGACCTTTACACGCTCAGGAACGGATGCCACCAAGGGGCCGGTGCTTACGCGCTGGAGCGCTCGTGCATACGCAGCCCCATATCGCAGCCGCTTTTGGCAGGTTCCGCTCTTGATCCACAAGAAGATCTCTATTCAGAACCGTGATTACTTTATGGAGGTAGATGAGGAGCGCAGCATCCTTCATGGTTACCTGGACAACCCAAGCATCATTTCCTACCAGGAAGGCAAAAACTCCTATTCGGTTATAGTTGAAGACTTAGAATGGGCACCGGTGGATTCCCACGATAATGAGTGGGTATGGGATGGAACGTGTACACTAACCCTACGTTCTGTCGAGGAATGAGGTTATAAATGGCAGCAAAAACTAGACGCGCATACCAGGGCGGAGCAGCGGCAACCACCCTTAACGGCCAGCTTAACCAAGGTGCTTCAAGCGCCAACATTTCTGCTGCAACCGGCTGGCCCACTGGTGCGCCATTCTATGTTGTTGTTGACCCAGGCACTTCTTCGGAAGAGAAGATGCTTGTTACCCGTACAAGCACCAGCCTGGCCATTACGACCCGCGGCGCGGACAACACCTCTGATGTGCAGCACTCGTCCGGTGCTGTTATTTATCCAGTCTTTACGGCGGTCGACGCTGACGAGGCAAACGAACTGACCTCGACCTTCACGACCAAAGGCGACCTCGCAACCTTTAACGGCACAACCTTTGCTCGTCAAGCCATCGGTACTTTAAATCAGGTTTTGGTTGCTGACCCCAGTGGCCAAACAAACGGCATGAAGTGGGCCAACGTAACTGGCGCAATGATTACCGACCTTACGGTTGACACCGCAGACATCAATGATTCAGCGGTAACCGCAGCCAAGATTGCTAGCGCGGTGGCTGGTGCTGGTCTTTCCGGTGGTGCTGGCACGGCTTTTGCTGTCAACGTGGATGATTCCACTATTGAAATCAATACCGACACGTTACGTGTTAAGGACTCAGGAATAGTCGCAGCCAAGATCGCTGATGGTGCGGTAACCTCGGCCAAGATTCTTGATGGCACGATTGTTAACGACGACATCAATGCTAGTGCAGGAATTGTGGATACGAAGCTGGCAACCATAGCCACAGCTGGCAAGGTTTCTAACTCGGCCACCACGGCGACAACCGCCAACACTGCCAATGCCATCGTGGCTCGTGGCGCGACGGGCAACTTCACCGCCGGGACAATCACGGCAAACCTGACTGGCGCGGTTACTGGTAACGCTTCTACAGCTACTGCTCTTGCGACCGCAAGGACAATTGCTTTGACTGGCGACGTCACCGCAACCGGAGTATCCTTTGATGGGTCAGCAAACATTTCTCTGACCACGACGGTTGGTGCCAATAAAATTACAACCGTAGAGCTAGCAAACGACGCTGTTGAAACAGCAAACATTAAGGATGATGCAGTCACTGGGGCCAAGGTCTCTGGTACTGCGGCCTTGGTTGTTGCAAGCGTTGAAACCTCTGGCAACATTCAAGTTGGCGGAACCCTACGTACAAACAAGAATACGAACGATACGTATTTCAAGATTGTCAACTCTGCAAACGATGAACTCATGCAGATCGACTCCAACCAGGGCGTTAATGGCAACGACCTTGGTGGATTGGGAACCATTCGTGCGCTGTATTCGCTGAGCGACAACCGCGTTGGCTTCTCATCTTCTTCGCAACGCTTCAAAGAACAGGTAAGCGCTTACGAGTTCAACGCTGACGCCGTGCTTGGAATGATCCCAGTACGTTTCAAGTATCGTAAGGCCGTCGAGGAGCAAGGCGAGGATGCCGTCTGGCATTACGGTTTCATTGCGGAACAAGCTGACCAGAACGGTTTGTCCGAGCTCGTGCAGTACGACGCAGATGGGCTCGTGGAGTACTTTGCCTACGAGCGCATGTGCGTAGCACAGCAACAGTTGATCCGTGACCTCTACGACAAGGTTAACTCGTTGGAGGCACGACTCGAAGCATTGGAGTCCAAGTGACAAGCAAGGCAATCCTGGTAAAGTTTGCTGCCAACTTCGTAACGGTTACTCTGGGCGTCATTAGTACGGCGTTCATCTTTGATGTTTCTACCTGGGTGACCGCAGGCACAACAGTCGTCATGTACCTAATAGCTGTTGTCAACAACCTTGCTAACGCAGCAATGGATGGTCGCTTGACAGCCGAGGAAGTATCAGAAGCGGTAGAGGGAGGCTGATGTGGGCCACCCTTACAAAGCACAGAAGGTGCCTGGAACACTGCTTCGTTACGGCAACGGTCGGCTGCCTGCCTCTGCGCTAGGAAAGCTATCTTGCGGTGGAACCGCTTGGGCTACCTCGGTGTTCTGGGGTGGTCCTGCATTTGCATTCAACACAATGTATGACGATGCACTCAAGGATGGCATTCAGCTTAAAGCCGTAAGTGGTGGCTATCGATCCTTTGAGGCACAAGAAGCTTTGTTCTTCTCGCGCTACTCAACAGAACCAACAGGGCGGGTGCCACAGATAACCCGCATTTACAAGGGGCGCACCTACTTCCTCAACCAAGGTGCCAGCCCATCAGCGAGCCCTGGCACGAGTCCGCATGGCTGGGCCTGTGCCCAGGATTTTGATGTGTCCAATGGCGCATACGACTGGCTATGCAATAACGGCCCGCGCTACGGTGCCTATCTGCAAGGGCCACCCAAGTACCTATGGAAACCAAACCCGGAGTACGAAGCTTGGCACTGGCAAATCGCTGATCCAGAGAACGCAACCCGTTACGTCAAGCGCAAATGGAACAAGTTCCTCAAGGCCCTCGGAGGGGAGTAATGCTTATCACCATTCCCCTCGTATTCATTCTTGCGTTTATCTGCATAGCCCTAGCTATTCCGGAAGACAAGGACAACTAATGCTTTCCGAGGCGATCCTTGTTGCCATCATCGGTTTGATCGGTGCTGTCACGGTCGCCTTGATTCAGCGTCACCGCATTGAGTCAAACGAGTCCAATCAAGTTATGGTTCACTCGCTTGACAGAATAGAAAAAAAACTTGACGGCCACATTGAGGATCACCTCAAAGGGGATGTATAGTTTACCTCCCACAGAGGAGGCAACATGGCGTCATTCAATAAGTCCGACTTGCGAGACATCAAGATGTTCCTTGCAAGAGTCATCGCAAGAGGCTACGATGAAGAGGAACGTCTTGTCCATCTGATCGAGAAGATAGACAAACAACTACACAAGGAGGTGGCTCAGCATGGGGCTACTAGACAAGCTGCAAGAACCAGCACTCAAGGAGAGGAGCTGCGCAGTACGAAGAATCGTTGACTCCCTACAGGGAGAGGAGCGATCCGCGCTACACGCAGCGTTAACCCACATCAAGACCAGGCAACCCGGATACACCGCTAGTTGGTTAATGAAAGTTCTTGGTTCTGAGGGAATTACTATTAGCGACATGAGTATCTATCGTCATGTCAATGGGAGGTGCAGTTGTGGCGCTGAGTGACATAATCAATGAAGGACCAGCGGACAGCAATGTTTCTAAGCTGGGCAAGATTGCTGAACTAATCGAGCGTCAAGGTATCAACCTTGAGGAGATTGGCGCAATTAAAAGGGTTTCTGTTTATCAGTCCCTAACCAAGAACGTTGACGGCGAAGCTGAGGTGCACGATCTTTACGGCATTCAGTTTTCACCTTCCTGGGAGCTTGGACCACAGTGGCCAGTTGTTCAACCAGGCCCCGCTGTCAAGATGCCAAAGCCCGCAGTGAAACGCGCTGTCAGCACCGGCAACAAGGTCTGTGTTGTTCTGCCTGACATGCAGATTGGTTACTATCGTGACCAGTACGACACGTTGGTTGGTACACACGATGAGAAAGCAATAGACCTAGCAGTAGAACTGTGTCGTCGTGTTCGCCCTGACAAGATCGTGATGCACGGTGACAACCTGGACTTGCCTGAGATGGGTAAGTACCGATTGTCGCCAGCTTTTGGGCGCACCACACAGGCAGCCATTGACTATGCAACGGTGATGGTTGCTCGACTTCGTGCCGCAGCACCGGAAGCAGAAATCTTTTGGATTGCTGGCAACCACGAAGAACGCTTAGTCAATTACTTGCTCGACAACGCGCAAGCAGCTTTTGGTATCAAGCGAGGTGCTGCACCAGAGTCTTGGCCAGTCCTTTCTGTGCCATACTTGTGTAGATTTGATGAGCATAACGTTACGTACGTGCCCGGCTACCCGGCTGGGCAAGTTTGGATCAACGAGAAACTAAGAGTCATACATGGAAGCAAAGCGAAATCCAATGGATCGACAGCACACCAGTATCTCCAGCATGAAAAAACCTCAGTGCTGTATGGACACGTTCATCGCAGGGAATGGGCCGAGCAGACCCGTGAGGATTATGACGGTCCTAAAACAATTCTTGCTGCCTCAGCAGGGTGCCTGGCTAGAACTGATGGGGCCGTTCCCTCAACGAAGGGGGGCATCGACCTTGATGGGAGGCCCATGCCGGTCACGGAGAACTGGCAACAGGGCTTGGCTGTAGTCACATACCTGGACGGAGACGCCCCCTTTCATCTAGAGTTGGTCCCAATACGTAATGGATCGATGTTCTACAGGGGTGTTCTTTATGGCGACGGCTTGGCTGATTTGTCCAATCTGTGATACTTCCTGGCCTTCTTCACAAGGTCACAAATGCGCTATCTGTGGATCATCAGGAGAACCGGACAGGAACCCTTATGACGACCGCACCGACGACGACAAGTGAATGGGAACTCGTAAGCGTCACATGGATTGACGCCTTCGATGGAGACACTGGCTGGACAGAGGTAGCTGAATACGAAGCGGAAGCCTGCATCTGCTTGTCCCTGGGTTTTGTGTGGCCCGGGGCGCTTGAGGGCTACCTAACTCTTGTGTCCGGTTTCATTATTGACGCAGAGGAAGACATCAACACCGTCTCTAATGTGGCTCACATACCTCTGAGTATGGTGAAGCGCATACAGCATCTGGGAACTAACTCCAGAAAACTGTGTGACACGGTTGTCGTACCATAACTAAATCGACATACTGTTAGACAACCCATAAGGAGGGAACATGAGAAAGCACTACACAGTGCAGAAGCCAACGCATGGCAGTCAAGACTGGCTGAACCTGCGTTGGAAGAATGAACAAGGCGAAGCACGTATCTCCGCCTCCGTTGCTGCTGCGGTACATGGTGAACACCAGTACACCTCGGCAGCTGACCTTGCGTTCGAGCTGCTCGCTGACGCACCGCCCGCCCCGTCCACTCCAACGGCAGCGATGGACCGAGGTAACCGCCTTGAGCCACTGCTGTTGGATTGGTACGGCGACATCAATGGCGTCAACGTAACCGCACCCGATGAGATGTTTTGTTACGACGAAGATGACGTGCGATTGATTGCAACGCTTGACGGAATCAGTGCACATAACGGAACACCCATCGAGGTGAAGACGTACAACCGTCGCTGGACAGGGCAGCTTTCACGTACTTGGTATTGGCAGGGCGTACAGCAGGCCATCTGCGCCAACAAGGACGAGATCGAGTGGGTCATCTTTGACTCTGATCTAGAGATGCAGCGCTACACCCAGGTTGTCACCAGTGACGAGAAGCAGCAACACATCGAGGCATGTCGCCGCTTTCTTGCACACATTGACATGGGCATGTTGCCCGAGATTGCACAACCAGAATACAAACACGCAACTGCGTTACACCCGGTTGGTAATGGTAAGACCGTGGAATTGCCTGAATCAATTGTCGAGATCGTTGCTGAACTTGCAGCAGTCAGGGATCAACAGAAGTCGCTTGGCAAAATCGAGGACGACCTCAAAGCCCAGGTCTGCTTGTTGCTCGGCGAAGCTGAGTACGGCACCATGAACGGTGAGCCGGTGATTTCTTGGAAGACGGCGAACCGCACAACATTTGATGGGAAGAAGTTTGAAGCAGAGCACCCGGCCCTGTATAACAAATACAAGACAACAACTCCGTACCGCACCGTGCGTGTACTGAAAGGAAAGTGATGAGCAACATCGTCAAGCACACAGCGCAGGACAAGATGGCAATGGCTAACGCACTAGCCAACGCCAACCTGTTACCACGTGCATACCAAAAGAACCCAGCTAACTTGCTGTTTGCAATGGAGTACGCCGACGCAATCGGTGTGCACCCCATGACAGCAGTGCAATCAATCCACGTCATTGACGGCAAGCCGTCAGCATCAGCGCAGCTAATCGCTGGCCTTGGTCGACGTGCGGGCCACATCGTCCGTGTCAAGTTTGACCGCAAGACGATGACCGCCACCGCCGAGGTGATCCGCAAGGATGATCCTGACTACACATTCCAATCCGTATGGGACATGGAACGTGCACGGTCAGCAAACCTCACAGGTAAAGCAGTGTGGAAGCAGTACCCCGATGCAATGCTCAAGGCACGTGCAATCACAGAGGTAGCTCGTGACGCATTCCCTGAAGCATTGTTCGGTGTGGCATACACAGCAGAAGAACTCGGCGCTGATCGCACAGACGAGGATGGTGCACCAATCCAGGAAGCAGTTGTCGTTGAGACACCAGCAATTGGTCCAGCCGAGTTTGTTTCCACTGAGAACGTCGAGCGCTTCAAGCAGGCTTGCCTCAAGGAAGGCTTTGACCCATTCATTATTGCTGACTTTGCAAAGGTTGACCTCAACAATCTGCGTGAGGCAGACATGCCGCAGCTTCGTGAGGAGTTCAAGCGAGCACAACGTCAACGCCCTGAAAGCGTCATGTTGAAAGAGGAGGATTATGCCGAGCCGGTCACCCCGGCTGAAGTCAAAAGTCGCCCTCGCAAAACTACAAAGCAAGATGACGAACCAGCAGTGGAAGTATCAGAGGAAGTGGCGGTGGTAGAAGATGAGTGATGACATTGTGACCCGACTACGGGATTCAAAGTTGGACTGCGATTATTGCGATTCATGGCATATCAACGGTCAAGCCGCTGATGAGATTGAACGCTTGCGAGCAGAAGTCGCCCGTCTCAGTTCTTTCATTCACCCTATTGGGACAGTTATAGGCAGAGAGGCGGTGCGTGGTGCCAGCGCGTAGAACCGTTGACCCTAACGGTGTCGAGCGCACCACCGAGATGGTGGCGCTTCGGCTTACCGAGTCACAACTAACAACAATCCTGACGATTGCTAAACAGCGTGACAAGAGTGTGTCGTATACCTTGCGCTCACTGATTGCGGAGGAAGCAGAAAGGATTGGCCTTGTCGAAGAACAGACAGAAGGGGACAGCGTTTGAAACGCAGGTGGTCGAGGTGCTCAAAGCAAATGGGTTTCCATACGCTGAGCGCCGAGCCCTGCATGGCACCAATGACAAAGGTGACATCACCGGCACTGGCCCGCTTGTTTGGGAATGCAAGAACCATAAAGAAATGAAGTTGTCAGAGTGGCTAACCGAAACAGAACAAGAACGTTTGAATGCGGTTGCCGAGCACGGCATACTTGTAGTCAAGCGTCGAGGTAAAGGCGACGCACTTAAGTCCTACGCCGTAATGGAGTTGGAGCAGTTAATCACCTTGCTGCGTGAAGCCGGATACGGTGCAGCAATAAACAAGGAGAGCAAATGAATCAGATCAGCATTGTGGGCAAGGCCGGACAGAACCCCGAACTCAAGTTCACAAATAATGGCATGGCAGTGTGCACCTTTTCGGTTGCCACAAATCGCAAGGTCAAGGACGAGAAAGAAACAACATGGCATGACTGTGTTGCTTTCGACAAACTCGCCGAGAACATTGCAGGCAGCATTGCAAAAGGCAACGAGGTCATAGTCGTTGGTCGTCTTGAGAAGCGCAAGTACGACAAGAAAGATGGAACCAAGGCAGAAAAGGTGCAGATCATCGTCGACAACTGCGGGTTGTCATTGCGGTGGGACTGTGCTAGCGTTGGTGCAGAAGCGGTCAGCTCTGGAGTGCAAGCATTCCAGCAGACATTCTTCGAGGGCGCTGAAGAGGAGCCCTTTTAAGCCAGTCGCAGACTGGAACCGACAAGGCAAGACCTACGGGTCCCAACAGAAACGGAGACAAGATGCGACTAGCAACTCTTTTGTGTGTTGTTGTGTGTGTAGCAAGTGGGGGGTCAGCGGAAGCGCTGGCCCCCTCTGCTTTCACCGGATCGCCCCCGGTATTCGCCGCTGATGTGTTATACGAACACCGGTGGGACGAAGCACTAGGTCAGATGCGAGCGGCCACTGATGCGTTAGACCCTTACTCAGAGTTCAAGGGCAAAGTTATCTTTACTCAACGCTTCATGAACGATGTAGCGCAGTGCGAAACGGGCCAGGACCCGCAACACGTAGGTCGTGCAAGTGTGTCTTATGGTGAGGGCGCAACATTCCGAGGTGCATTCGGTAACTGGACAACGAGCAATGGCTCAGGAACATTCGAGTACTACGGTGGACGTGAATTATCTGGCACGTTCTGGGCGAACGAAGCAACGTACGATCAACAGAAGGTTGTGTTCATACGTAAATCATTGTACGGTTGGTTTGACAGCGAGCGAGGTGTGTTCGTACCACCAGCTGGCTTATCAAACAACAACTGCCTACGTTATGCGTGGCCAGTCGAATACGAGGTACACAAATGAGCAAGGAACCAATGGGCTATGACGATTGGATTCGTTACGGTCTTGAGAGAGGATTCTGTGGTCCGCCGGTATGCGAAACACACGATGGTTTACCCATGACAGCACAAGAAGAAGAGGACTTTTATGACGGTTCTGATCCGTGTATACCTATAGTGCGGCTCATGGAAGACAAAGCACACCAACAAGACATAGCCAAGAACCACACGCCTTCACAATGGCGAGCTGAACCTTTCTATGATGTCAAATGAAAGACTCAGCATGGGACGATGATCTGTGGGCATTGAAAGATGCCGACATGACATGGAGAGATGACGCTTACTGCCTTGGTAGTTCGCCAGAATTGTTCTACTTTGAAGCAGGACAAAGCAAGCGCAAGAACTATGCGGTCAACGAGTTCTGTGCTAAGTGCGACGTGCGTGAACGATGCCTGGAGTTTGCTCTCAACAACGAGGAACGCTTCGGTGTGTGGGGTGGGTTGACTCCGGCAGAACGCAATCGGATACTCAGCGATAGGCGTAAAGCTGCAACGTTGGTATTCAATCCGGTCAGCGGTAAGTTTGAAAGGCAGCGATGAAACAGGTATGGAAATGTCAGGCTTGCGGTGCAAAGATAACTCTTTACATACGCCCAGTAGAGCCCCCGACACATGCCTGCAAGAAGCGAGCAAACAGAGTGATAGAACTCAAGGAGGAAAGCAATGACAACAATTAACCAAGAGAAAGTCTTCATCGACATGCTGGTAGAAACCATCCTGGCAGACGAAGACGTAACCGAAGAAACACTTGACAAACTCATGGCAGCAAGCGAAGGACTTGAAGCCGAGACAGTTATCAGTTGCCAACAAATGGCAATGTCAATCGTGACAATTAGAAAAGGAATGCAATGAGCCATTTTTTTGAAACCGTAGTAGCAGTGTGCTTGGCCAACTACATGCTCGCAGTTATCGCCGTGGCCTCCCGAAGGTGGAGCGACAAACGCGCATACAAGAAGTGGGCACAGATAGAAAACCTGCGTGATTAAATACATAATCGGTTGGTCAATCGGTGCCATAAACTTATGGGTCACGCTGTACCTAGACAGGAAAAGACATGGCAAAAAAAACCGAAGTGCCGGCAGGGCTAAGAGAAGTAATCCACAAAGAGCTGAACAGTGGGATGTCGTATAAAGGAATTGCTTCCAAGTACAACACTACCAATAAAGCAATGGAGCAATACGTCTTTCAGCACTACCGACAAGTGGGCTGGGAGTGGCGCTACCGATAAGCTACCGACAAATGAAGCGGAGTCCTTGCGGGGGCTCGCGCAAAAAAAAAATGACATCGGGTTGCCCCCAAAGGGTCGGCGAGGATACCGCCGATTACACAAGAAAACAACGCCGAGAAAATAAAAGTGCCGAGGTTGTGAACGGTTAGACCGTTCGCTAGTTTTGCTTGACCACCGATCGAAAGGCGATCGGGGAAAGGCAACAATGAACACAACAACCACAACCACCACCACCACCGAAGGTCGGCATATGCCCGACTGTTGGCGGAACTTCCACGACGCTCTTAGGGCTGGCTCAGATCGAGTCCTGCTCTACGGAGTACCGGGTACTGGCAAGACCACCGCAGGTATCAAATACGGCACTAACAACCGCAACGCCTACCGCCTCACTTGCACTTCAGACATGACCGATGAACGGCTCACGGGATTTTGGAAGCGAGTCAAAGACGGCTACGCCTACCACGAAGGGCTCGGCATTTTGGCGTGGCGTGAAGGCGCTCGGCTCGTGGTCGATGAGATCGACAAGGCTTCAGGCGATGTCCTCGGTACTCTGCTCAACCTGCTCGATAGTCCCGAGTCGGCTCAATGGCGCAACGATGACACAGGCGAGATACTGACGCCGAGTGTCGGCTTCTCGGCAGTAGCGACAACCAATGTCGAGGACTTGCGAGACTTGCCCGAGGCTCTGCTTGACCGCTTCCCGATCGCCATTCGCATTGACACGCCTCACCCTGACGCACTCGACCGACTGCCCGAGAACTTGCGCCATATGGCGAGCCAACTATGCGACCGACCCGAAGGCGAGCGAGCCAGCCTGAGAGCGTTCTTAGAGTTCGCTCGCATTAGTCCAGTACTCGGTATCGAGTCCTCGGCTCGTATGGTGTTTCGCAATATGGCAGACGAGATCATCGAAGCCTTGCTAGTGGCGCAGGTGACACAATGACGAAGCCGAGACCCGAACTACTGCCACCACAACGGCAGACCGAGATCGGCAAGGTCGAACGGTGGTCGGTGGGCTCAGGCTCACCAACCGCCGATCGGCAAGGGCTGAAAGTCACCGCCGAGTTTGACGACAACGAACGAGGCAGATCGACCCGACTTGTAGCGATGATGATCTCACGACTCGACTACGAAAACGACATCGCAGAGATCAGGACTCGGTGCGAGAACTGCGATATCGACCAAGTAGATCAGGTGCTCGCTCACCTACCGTTGGCACGAGTGGTAACGGCGCAAGGTCTCCTCGCTCGGCACGACCTCGCCGATCAGACAGTCGGAAGCATTGACTCTCGCAGAGTCGGCGCTCTCGTTGGAATGATCGGCGCAGAAAAGGCTCACCCAGTCTTATTCGACCTATGGGCGAGATCACTCAACACCAAAGGCGAGACAGGCGTTTATCGCACGATCAGAAAACACCACCCGAAACTCGGCGAGGTAATCGCTCAGCATCGGCGCACGATCAAGTGGAATATCGAAAGGGCAGTACACCAGCGAGCGTTGCTCCTATCCGATGAGCGAATGGACATCAGCGACACCGAGACAATGAGGGTCGGTGCTGACCTACTACTCGATACCGCATTATCACTCGCTCTCATTGACCAAAAGACACAGCAGAAACTCGCCGAGGCAAAGTCCCGAGAGTCCCGAGAGTCAAACGAGAAGCCCGAACTTCCCGAGAAGCAACAAGGCGACAACGGACTATGGGACAAGTACCAACTATTCCCGATAGACGAGCGATCTAAGCACCCTTCAGGGTCACTCGGTCGCAGTTGGGCGGCCAGCCCCCGGGGCTCGGCGGTCGGGCAAGTCTCACGAGAGATCACCGACCCCGACTCTCGGATATTCCGAAGGCGCAAGCGAGGTCGTGGTGGTGTTGTCGTGATCGACTGCTCGGGGTCAATGAGCCTCACCGAGCGAGACATCGAGGCGATACTGACAACGGCTGGCGGTGCGGTCGTGCTCGGATACACGGAGCGAGGCGGTCTCGGCGAGATCAGGTATCTCGCAGACGGTACTCGCCGAGTGCGTGAAGTACCCGAGACATTGAGACACGGCGCAGGTAACGGAGTCGATGGCGAGGCACTACGGATAGGGGCGAAGCACCACCGAAAAGGCGAGCCTTTTATTTGGGTGACTGACGGTGGAGTTTGCACTCATACCCGAGCCTCATTCTCGGCACTCAGAGACGACTGTCGCAAGATCATCGCAAGCGAGCGAGGGCTCTACGCTCACAACACCGCCGACGCAGTACGACTACTGAAGGCACTCGGTCGGGGCGCAACGCCTAAGACCGCCGAGCCCTACTACTTTCAGGGAGACTGAGATGTCAGCCCTACGAAAGTTCCTCGCCGATGTCGGTCAATGGCTACTGCTCGGGCTCTCCGTGTTCGCAGTCGAGATCGTGAGAGACCCACCAACGAAGCCCAACAAGAAAACACCACAAGACCCCGACTCTGATCTAGAGTCGGACACCGAGGGCGAGAGTCCTCACCAACACACCAACAAGGAGAAACAACAATGAGACAAGTGCGAAAGATCGCCGAACTAATGCGAGATCACTTCTCGCTCGTGTACGGCAAGAACTACCCGACCAACGAGATCGAGCCGAGCGATATCTCGGAGATCGGACTACTCGGCGCAGACGAGGAAGGACAGCCAACACTTGAGCCCCGAGAGGGCGAGCCGATCGTGCGACTATTCGCCATTGTCGGCAGGAGCCAAGCGGTCGAAATGATCGGTGAGGGCGGAGACCCTTACGAACTCATCACCGAAGCGATGACGAAACTCCCCGAGGGAACGGTTGCGCTGTCACTATGGGCTCAGGCAACAATGCGAGCGATACCGAACGATCTCAAAGGCGACTTCGAGGCAGGGGCGAGCCCGAATCAGCCTCGCATTTGGCACGAGATCAAGGAACGAGGTCGAGTGCTGGAGACCGATCAGATCGTCGTCATTGGGGCAGACGGATTCTTGACCGACTGCTATCTCGCCGAGGGTCGCTTGCGAATGGAG